CCCTCAAGAACTCTTCACTTGGAATGAAGTTCTCAAAGCCTTCACACACGCTATCAAGAACCCCATCGATTACATACGCAAAGATGATGTTAGTCATTGTCATGCTCCGCAACAAAGATGGGCGGCTTGGCGCGCAGCCCTAGTGATGACAGGAAGATACACATATCCCCCTAGTATGTTTCACCTAGGGGGATAGACTTACCTTCCGAGATGGATGGATTAGGCGTTAGCTACCTTACGAGGGCGGCCAGCCTTACGGGCGGGCTTTTCGTTGTCAGCATCGGGTTCCACCCCGGCGCCGGTATCAGGCTGTTGTTCGCCGGTAGTTTCCTGGCCTTGATTGCCAGTGTCGGCGGGCTGATCGTTCGCAGCCGTTGGCTTGTATTCCAGCAGATCCTTGAACAGTTCATCATTCTGAAGGGGCTGGACATTCTTGTCTTCGTTGGGCATGAGCTTCGCATACTCATACCCATGTTGGAGCAGGACGGCCGCCAGATCGTGAAGCAGTGACTTGTCCACCTCAACGGACTTGAAATCCTTCTGCTTTTCAGCATCCAACAGGACGTTGAAGGCATTGCGGATAGTGCCGGCGATACGATCAGCATCAAAGATGAAGTCACGCGGCGCAGGTTCCGGACGGTATTCCCACCAGTTCTTTTCCAGTGCCTTAGCAAAGGCCATCTTGAAGTCATCCGCCTTGCGAACCTTTTTCACGTCATAGTACCAGACGTAACTGATAGTCGTGTCGCCGACCTTTTCCTCGCGCTTGAACGAAAGGTTCCCGTTCTGGTCTTTCTTCGTTTCAGCCTTTTCATTCAGCCGCACATTGAAGAACAGTTGAATGAAGTTATGCATCGCGTTTACGCGAGCGCCAGACCCGCGAAGGGCAGAAAGAAACTTGTTGAGGCGCGTTGGGTTGCGGTGTTCCTCGATATGCGCCATTTCAGACAGAAGGAACGTGCGAATATCGTTGTCGGTCTGGCGGATCGTGTTCGCCAAATCGCGGCCCATCTTGTCCAATGCGGCGGCATCGGTAATGAGCGTGATGTTCTTTGCCTTTGCCATTTCGGCAACGGAAGGAAGCGTAACTTTGGTATTCTTAGCCATGATAGTTCTCCATTGACATTCGCATAAGCTAATAGCTACTAGCGAGAACGATGCACCATTGCATCAATAAATCCTGGCGAAAGACACACTACGGGCGTCAACTGTCTCCAGGATTTAAAGCTACAATGCTATGTGATTAACGCGACTTGGCTTTCTTGATTGAAGGCGTCGGACCTTTAGGCTTGTTAGCCTTCGCCCATGAAGCGGTGACTTTTACTTCATGCGCTTTAACCCGCTTGCTTTCCTTAAAACGTTTTGCGGGCTTTGCCTTTACGGGTTCGTAACGTGTTTTCATTTCCGTTTTCCTTAACAGAACAAAACCAATAACAGGTAGTCACAAACTACAGAATATTATGCCCTTTTCCGTTTCCCACCATAACCCGCAACGTTAGGGCAAGGCGAGAAACGCCCCGTCCAAAGGTTAGAAAAGAAACTAAAAGTCACGCCGGACTACCTGTTAGAATTTTTGTTCTTGTGTCACGTTTCCACAATACATCACTGTCTCTTATGTCGGAACCTAACGGAACAAACATCTAGCGCCATAGGCTAGGAACCATTGAGCTAACTTGCATTTGCGCTTGCTAACGTGTTTCCATCCTCGCCATTCTTCATTCCCTGTTTTCCATTGCTTGCGCTTGGAACGTCAACGGGATAGGCCTTTGATCTTTGCACCAATTCCGACTGCCATCCACCTGCCAAAAATCCGTACCCATAGGGCATAGGATAAACCGCCAGTTTGTCAGACTAGCGGCATGACAAGAGAATGGGACATACTAAGATGTTCGCCTTGCTCATTACTGCTAAGGCTATCTTTTGGAATTGTGTCGTGACTATTTTCTGGGAACTAGCCTAGCTAACCAACTATCCACAATGGGAAAGGTTGGACCCCTCGCCGCTCTAATCACGTCTAACACGCGCCGCGCCTAGTCAGTTCCCTTGCGGGTTCCGCTATAACTTCAATGCTCCATCATACAAGACTAGGGACTGCGCCACGTTCCCGACCTGTTAATGGACAAGACAGAAACTCAAGACTTGAGAGATAGACTATCCAGCCATATCGCTGGAGAACATCTAGACCTAATTTTCCGCCCCGTGCACCCTAGTGGGTTGTGGCTTATCCCCACCGGAAAAACCGTAGTGGGAAGCAGGAAGTGCCCTAGTCGATAGGCTATGATCCGAGCTTCACGGCTTGCTTCATTCCATCCCACGAAAGGCGTGGGGAAAGAAACTCATTGGTAGGTTCCTAGTGAGCCGCTAATATCACGGACCGTGTTTCAGTGCCGGACCCACTACAATCTTGCCAGATTGCGCTTCTCGCCACACTTCTAGGGAACCCACCTAGACCGAAACAAGGGGCCGAAGGCACTTGCTCGTTTCGATGATTGAACTATCCCACAACGAAAAGGTTCCGCATACATTTTATTTTCTAACAAACACACAAAAAGAGAAACATTTTTGCTAAATCCCGACTGATATGGCCCATTGGTAGAAAATCCTTCCTAATCCCCTTTCCACCCCTTGAAACCTTAGGGCAAATCACCTGCCGGTTTCCACCCCTTCCAAGCCCAATCTGGACGCCTTTCGGACCGCCTTCCTACCGTCCAGACCGCCGGTTCCACCCATAGGGCGCTCGCCAGGTTTATGCAAAAATGCTATGACTGACAAATAACCTATGCAATTTCTGCATACCTTTATCGCGGGATATAAAGAACACCTGCGCGAATACATACATTATAGCATATGTCAAGCCCTAGTCCAATCAATTATGGTTACAGTTGTATATATTCCGTGATACAACTCCAGGTTGTACCTTAGCAATCACAGATATATCCAATGGTCAATACACAATATGTAACACTTGTATTTGTTTTGTGATACAACCCATAAGTATATCCTATTGACAAGCAAACCTGGCCCCTGGAGGGGATACCTCAAGAAAATCACTACTTTCCTCAAGCATAGATATACCTCAAGTGTAGATCAAATATACTTTCCTCAAGTATAGGACAAATATACCTCAAGTAATTCCATGCTAAATCCTCTGGGATATGCTCCATTATTCTTCCCCCTCAGGTGATTTTTTCTTAGGGCTTCATAGGGTATACCTAGCCCCGAGTGGACAGGGGGTATGCTTATGGTTTATATACAAGGAAGACATATTTTTCAATTATTTAGCTGTCAAAATCACTATGCAGAAGTACTAGTAGAAATCTGTATATTCTAGTAGTATCGTCAAATTCATAGTATAAATTGAAGTATAGTTAACCTGTATATTTGACATGATTGTACCTTTTATTGTAAAATATAAAGAAACTTCTGTTTTGTTGTACGATTTTACTTGACAGAGTTTTAGAAATATGGTATAATTATACATATAGACAAAGTGAAATTCAAATAGCTATGTGCTTACGACTTGACTATCACTTTTGATTTTGAATTTATTCTTGGTACCATCATTGTACAAAGTTAGTTACTTAGTTCCTCAAGTCTGAACACCTCAACGACTTTGACTTCCTCAATACATCTACTGTTTCACTCCGTGTGTTTAGCTACGCACGAACGTTAGGCTCTTCGTGTAATACACGTAAGGGCTTTTATTTTTTTAAGGAGTATTTTCACTTTGATACTTTCATATATCCCTGCGGGAACTATGATCTATGATCAGGGAATACCAAAGGTGCAGGTTGTTAAACCAATTCACCTTACTCAAATCCTTGAGGCTGAGATGTTTTGGCTTGTTGATGAGCAAAGGCATCCAGAGCCTAATACAGAGATCCCTTTATTTGTTATGCAATACTTGAGGGACAGAGCAGAGGAGGTCCATTTATGGAACACGATCAAGAAGAAGTTTCCACTTCCACCAATATCCTTAAGTTCCCTGATATCTATCAATACAATGAAACCACAGAAAGTATCGCAGTGGAAAAAGTATTTGAAGGTATTCAAGCTAACAACGTAGATACTGTTATTGTGTTGGGATATACCAAGAATGGTGAGGAATACTTTGCTTCCTCTATTTCCGATGGTGGAACTATCCTCTGGCTTATAGAACGATTGAAAAAGAGACTTCTGGAATTTCCAGATGAATAAGGAGTAATTATATGATCACCACTCTTGTTATTGTTGGTGTAGTAGTCCTCGTTGGTTTGTTTGTTTACCTTAAGCTTCTTGCTGATGGTATGTCCCGATGAGTGAAGCTAAAGAAGTTTTGATTTCTTATTTGGATTGGGACGAGTGGGGCAACCCCGTCGATAAGGTCCGGAAGGAAAAGATCACAGAAGACTATATTGCCCTTGGTGGGAATTTCTTCTCCAATCACGATACAGATCTTGGCGATGGCCAACTATACCTAGGAAAGAGAATTGATGTCCGAAGAGAAGATTGATCTTGTAGCTGACGTAACAAACAAGAAGACTGGCCTAACGGAACGCGAGGAATACTTCCTTGATATTCTGTTTGACAAGCATCGTGGTAACGTCCGAGCTGCAATGGATGATGCAGGTTATCCCAAGGGTACTGCAACCCGAGAGGTCGCGACAAAGCTAAAGGATCACATTGTCCTAGCTACTAAAGCCTACATGGCATCACAAACAGCCAAGGCTTCCATTTCTGTTGTTTCTGTGTTGGATGACCCTACGGCTCCCGGTCAGACTCAGGTCTTGAAGGCAGCTAAGGAAATCCTTGACCGTACTGGTGTCCAGACGGAAGAGAAGACAGAGAAGACTGTAGAACGGAATATTGTTGTGTTGCCACCTAAGGGTAGAGTAACTATTGAAGCTGAAGGAGAAGAATAATGGCTGGTCCAAAGAAGCGTTATGATAATGGCAATAAGTTCTTTAAGCATACTTACAGTGATGGTACTACTTCGCTAGTCCGTAAGAACTCGCCAACTGGTAAGAAGGCACTTAAGGATGCGCAGGTCGCTGAGCGTACCAATAACAATGGTAAGAACAGCACTAAAGAACTTGAGTCTAAGGCTCGCCGTGAAACCGCTGCAATTTTTGGTGCAGTAGACGCTAAGGCCAAGGCTCAGATTGCCAAGGATAAAAAGAAGAAGTAATGAACTGGTTCCCCTTCCTCTACTTGGGCGGCCTTTATTCTCTGTTTCCCATTACTTTTGTTCTGATTGGCCTCCTTTATAAATACGCAGGAAATCAAAATGACTGAACAAACAGCAGTGCTGAAAATGGAGAGATGGCCGTCCTACAGACGGAAGATCCCCTACGGGACAGTTAAGACTGGTTACATTGTTAATCCAGAAGATCCCCTAGAACTTATCCCAGACCCTGAACAGATTGCTTGGATTGAACAGGCATTTGATTATCTGGAGGGTGGTTCCTCGCTTCGTGAAGTATCCGAATGGGTAGGACAGAAGCTTAAGAGAAGTGTAGCCCACCAGACCCTCAGCAATCTTTATCGTGTACACCGAAAGCCTCATGTCCGCACAAAGACACAGAAGCGCAAGGGTGTTAAGCGCACGAAGGAAAGTATTGAACTAGCCACCGCTAAGATGAAGGCCACACAGGCTCTCAAAAAGGCTAATGAACTCGAAGCCAAACGCGCGAAACAGGCTAAAAGATTAAAGACAGAAGATTACGACATCCCTCCTGCACCTAAACCTGAAAAGGAAATCAAGGTATTTGAGGATGCTCCTGCTTCTGTGAATATTGTATTTAAACCTAACCCAGGTCCACAAACGTGGTTCCTTATGGCTGAAGAGCCAGAGGTTCTATATGGAGGCGCAGCCGGTGGAGGTAAGTCATACGCTATGTTGGCTGACCCCATGCGCTACTTTGAAAACCCCAACTTCGTTGGTTTGCTGTTGCGTCGTACGAACGACGAACTCCGTGAGCTGAAGTGGGAAAGTCAAAAGCTTTACCCAAAGGCGTTCCCCGGAGCTGTCTGGAAAGAAAAAGATTCTATGTGGGTTTTCCCCTCCGGGGCTAAATTCTGGATGACGTACTTGGAGCGTGACGACGATGTCATGCGTTACCAAGGACAGGCGTTTACATGGATCGGTGTTGACGAACTCACACAGTATGCTACGCCATTCGCGTGGACATATCTTAAGTCTCGTCTCCGTACAGCAGACCCTACTCTTCCTCTCTCCATGAGAGCTACAACTAACCCCGGTGGTCCCGGCCATCAATGGGTTAAGAAGATGTTTGTTGATCCTGCTGTTCCCGGCCAAGACTTTTGGGCGCGCGACATCAATACGAATGAAATTCTTGTGTACCCTAAAGGTCACGCTAAGGAAGGTCAGCCACTCTTTAAGAGACGATTCATTCCGGCCAAACTCTCTGACAATCCCTTCCTCTCTGAGGATGGTGTTTATGAAGCTTCACTTCTTGGTCTTCCTGAAGATCAACGTCGTAAGCTTCTAGATGGTGATTGGTCTGTTATGGAAGGTGCTGCTTTCCCGGAATTCAACCCTACCATTCATGTCGTAGAGCCTTTTGACATTCCTGATGGTTGGCGCAAGTTCCGTTCAGGAGACTTTGGTTACTCTTCAGCCTCTGCTGTTTTGTGGTTTGCCATTGATCCTGAGGGCCAGCTTGTTGTTTACAGGGAATTGTACACTTCTAAGAAGACTGGTGTAGAACTGGCTCACATGGTCCTTAATGCAGAAGCAGGTGACTCCATCTCGTATGGTATCCTCGATAGTTCCGTATGGCACCAGAGAGGCCACTACGGCCCGTCCATCGCAGAAGAGATGATGGCAGAGGGTTGCCGCTGGCGTCCTTCAGATCGCGGTCAGGGGTCACGTGTGGCCGGTAAAAACCGATTGCATGAGCTATTGAAGGTTAACCCTTCTACCGGCAAACCCGGCTTGGTTATTTTCAATACGTGTCGTCAACTTCTTGCCGACCTTCCTATGATCCCTGCTGATCCTAATGGTGGTGATGATATTGATGATCGTTATGCAAGTGACCACACTTATGATGCTTTGCGTTATGGAATTATGTCACGTCCTCGTCCGGGTCACATCTTGGATTGGGGAACTAAGCCAATGCACAAATACACCCCCGCTGATCCGATCTTTGGGTATTAAGGAGATTACTAAATGAAATGGAGAGGTCGTAGACAGTCCAAAAACGTTCACGTTCAGACCTACAAAGAGGCAGAGGCAGCTTCCTACAAGTATGCACAGTATAATCGGGCAAAGTCTTCCGGTCGTGCACTAAGCCCTGAGCCGATTGAGTCTAACAATGACAAGACAGTAATTGAAGAGAGAACTGCATCCCTTCGAAATCCCGGTAGACATACCCGCGCAACTAAGCGACCAGTGGATAATTCCTCTAAGGGTAACAAATTCTTTAAGCATACGGAGAAGGACTTTTAAACAATGGCATCATTTATGGATGATATCGGCGATCTTGGAATGGAATTGAATACTGAAACCGAGGCTACGGTATCCACCAGTGTTGCCGTTGAAGAAGCAGGTAATTCTCACGAAGATCAGAGTAAGTATTCTAAGCTTGTGACCCTCATTAAAGAGGAATTTTACCGTTCTCAGATAAAAAGACAGTCAGATGAGGCTCGTTGGATCGAATGCTACCGGAATTACCGGGGTGTATACGGCTCAACAACCCAATTCACTTCCACAGAGAAGTCGAAAGCCTTCATTAAGATCACTAAAACTAAGGTTCAGGCTGCTCAAGCACAGATGGCAGACGTTTTGTTTGCTGGAAATCGTTTTCCGATTGCAGTTGAACCCCTAAAACTCCCTATTGCGGCCCCAGAGTCCGTACATTTTGACCCAAATAAGCCTTCCGATGGTGGTCCGAAAAGTAATCCTCAGATGCCCCCGGATATTGCTAAGATTATGGGACCAAAAAGAAAGACTTTGGAGCGTGTGAAGGACCAATTGCAGGAAGGTACGGGTCTTACGCCCTCTTCTGTCACTTGGGAGCCCGCTCGTGATGCTGCTCGTAAGATGGATAAGCAAATTCAGGATCAATTGGACGAGTCTAACGCAAGTAAGTCTCTCCGATCCCTCCTTTTTGAACTTGCCCTCTTCGGTCATGGCATTTACAAGGGTCCTTTCGCTATGGATAAGGAATATCCTAAGTGGGATGAGACTGGAGCATATTCTCCGATCAAAAAGACTATCCCACACGTAGAGTTTGTCTCTATTTGGGATGCTTATCCTGATGCAGATGCACGTAATATGGACGAATGTGAAAAGTTCATCCAGCGTCATCGTCTTTCTCGCTCCGCCCTTAGGGGTCTAAAGAAGCGCCCTTTCTTCCGTGGTAAGAATATTGAAGCCCTTATTGATGAAGGGGCTAACTATTCCACTGAAGATTGGGAAACAATTATTACAGATAAGAGTGATACTACTACCCATGAACGTTGGGAAGTTCTAGAATATTGGGGTATCGTTGATGCCGAAATTGCTAAGGAAGCTGGTCTTAAGATCCCCCGGCAGTTTAAAGATCTCGATCAGGTCCAAGTAAACGCTTGGGTGTCTGGTGGTCACATTATTCGACTGGTCTTCAACCCGTTCACTCCAATGCGTATCCCTTATCATTCTGTACCTTACGAAGCTAACCCTTATTCCTTCTTTGGAATTGGCGTAGCAGAGAACATGTTCGATACTCAGTTGCTCATGAATGGTTTCATGCGATTGGCTGTAGATAACGCTGCATTGTCCTCTAACGTCATCTTTGAAGTGAATGAAGATTACCTTGTTCCGGGACAGACTATGGAACTATATCCGGGTAAGATCTTCCGCCGTTCAGGTGGTGCCCCCGGTCAGGCAATTAATGCACAGAAGATTGATAACGTCACTAACGAAACGTTGGCCCTCTTCGATAAGGCACGTCAGCTTGCTGATGAGTCCACTGGTCTACCCTCCTACTCACATGGTGTCACAGGCGTACAGTCTACTAACCGTACTGCTTCTGGTATGTCCATGCTAATGGGTGCTGCCGCACAGAATATTAAAGCTGTTGTCCGTAATATCGATGACTACTTGCTCACACCACTTGGTCGTGACTTGTTTGCATTCAACATGCAGTTTAACTTCGATAAGGACTTCATTGGTGATATCTCTGTCGTAGCTAAGGGTACAGAGTCTCTGATGCGAAATGAAATTCGTTCTCAGCGTCTTCTTCAGCTTGCACAGTTTGCTGCTCCTAATCCTTCAATGGCTCCGCTAATCAAGTGGGATTACATCCTACGCGAATACGCTGCGTCCCTTGATCTGGATGAAGATAAGGTCGTCAATGACCCTCGTGAAGCTGCAATTCAAGCTTCTGAAATGGCTGCTCGTCAGGCTACTATGATGCCTCCGCAACCTCCGGGTCAAGGTGGTAATCCTAATCAGCCCGGACAAGGTCCTCAACTTCCACAGCTTCCAAGTGGACAAGGAGCCCCAGGGGTAGCTGATCCTACTGGTACTGGTGGTGGGAATATCGCCCCCGGTAATGCTCCCGAACCCGGTGCAGAAGGATTTACTGGATGAGACTAACAGACGCTCGAAACTTTAACATTTTGGTCAATCACCCTGACTCATACGAAGCCCTTAGGCAGTATGCAGATTTTAGGATTGCCAAGCTTATGAACGATTTCCTCACTGCTCAAACCATTGAGGAAGTCAAATCCCTTCAAAAGGCAATTGAGGAACTCAAAAGGCTCAAGAACCTGAGGGAAGAGGTCAACAGTCCTACAGGAGATTAATATGGCATCAGCCGAAAGAAAATTTGCACATAGGAAAATCATCCAGTCCCCCGATGGGTCTTTTGATCTAGCCTATGTGGATGCTAAATCTGGTCAGCCAGTTATTGATCTTTCTCAGTATACAGTTGTCGATGCTGCTGCTAGTCCTTTTGGTGAAAGTGCCGATGCAGCTTTTGAGTCTACTATGGAAATGGGACAGGGTGGTTTTGCTGCCCCTCCCCCTTCCGAAGAAGTAGCTCAACCTGTTAAGAAGCGTCTTAAAAATGGTGATGATAACACCATGGACACTTCAAGTCTAGAAGCCCGCTCTGCTGCTAATAACTACGGATATGTAAATACTCCCGGTTATGTAGACGCTGCTCTTGGTGCGGCTGGCTTTATGGCTGGTCCTGTAGGTGCTATAGCTAGTCAGGCTACTAGGGCTGCCCTTACTCATAACAATCAAACGGCTGTTAACTCTGCCCGTCAGGCGATGGGTCTTGAGGAAAAGGGAATTGCTAAGTCTGTAACTAAGGCTGCTGTTACTGGTGCAAGAGATAACAAAAAGGGTGAAGTCGCAGATGTGTCCATAGGGGGTAATGAATACTCCGTAGGGCTCGAAGCACTTGATGCCGCTGGTAGGACTACCCTAACCCCTGAAGAAGCCCGTGAGCGTGGTCTTACGAACCCTACAGGTATGAGGGAACTCTCTGCCAAAGAGGCGAAGGCTGCTGATAAGGTTAATGGACAAAAGACCCCTGGTGTACTCGGTAAACTTACCGAAGCTGCTAAGAGTCTTGTGACTAATCCCTTCTCTGGTGTTACTTCAGTCCCTAAAGCAGAGGCTATTGCTCCGGCACTTGGTGTATCTGCAACAAAAGACGCTAAGACTAATACTTATACCGTATCTGCTGCACCTACAACTGGTGTTGAGAAAACTTCTCTTAATCCTGTTGGTACTGAAGTTCGGACTGGTGATCTTAATCCCAGAGCTATGGCTAATGTCAGTCTTAATATGGGACCTAATCGTCCTAATGCTCCTACTTCTGATATTGTAGGTAACATTCAGAATACTGTTACTGATGTACTCGGTGCAGACTATTCTATCTCTGTTACTTCTGGTATGGAAGATGCGGGTGAACAATATGGTAGTGATCGTCATAAGACTGGTCTAGCTGCTGATGTTCAAATCACAGACCCTCAGGGTAATGCCCTCTCAGCATCCGATCCACGTACTAAAGATGTAGCACAAGCATTCGCTGCTCAGTATGAAGGTAACATTGGATTTGGTACTGGATACATGGGTGGTACTGCTATGCATCTTGATACAGTTCCTGAAGAGGACCTCTCTCCGGGACAAGCACAGCAGTGGGGAACAGAAGCTAAGGCAATGGCGGGTACTCTTGAAGAGGCTCGTAACACAGGTCTTATGCCAGCGTCTTATTACGATAAAATGACTGCTAATCCTCCGACCCCTCAGGCACGACCGGGACCTGCTCCTGCTACTCGACCTGAAATGGTCGCCTCTACTACAAATAATGCGAAAACTGGACTTACTTCTCCAAATCTTCTTGACGACACTCCACCGAATGCAAGGTCGTTCTCACCTCAGACAAAAAGTCTTATGGGTGTTACTCTTGCAGGTGAAATTGATCTTCGTGAGACTGATCTCACAACTGAAGAAGGTCGAATGGAAGCCTTTGGTATTATGTCCACTATGGAAAACCGAGCAACTAGGTTCGGTAGTGTTGAAGCAGCTATTACCGCTGATAAGCAGTATAGCACTTGGAATACTCCACAGGCTGCTCGTACCGCTAACGCTAACTATAAGCGTAATCCTGAATTATATGATGCACTTGTCAATGAGTTTGCTGCTGATCCTAGTAAAAACCTAGGGTTCACTAGTTACTATAATCCGACAATTGCCAGCCCAACTTGGGGGTCAAAAATGGCAGATGCATTAGATATTGGTGCACATAGGTTTGGTACTCTTCCTGAGTATTCCCCTCCTACAACCGCCACAGGTTTTGCTAATATGACTGACTATACTGGTGGACTAAGTCAAGCTGTTGACGAGGCTGCTGGTAACTCAATTAACGCTTCAGTTGGAGGTTCTTGGGCAAGTGATTTCGGACGTAGTTCCGCTTTCTCTGATCCGACTGCTTCATCCTTTAGTGATTTGTCTGGTCGTAATTCAATTAATGCAACGGCAGAAAGCTCTTGGGCTTCCTCTGCTGGACAAAGTATTGCTTCCACTGCACCTTCGTTCTCTGATAAAACTGAAAGTACTCAAACAAGTACTTCTACTCAATCAGGGACTGACTCAAGGAGTGGAAGTTCAGGTCGTAGTGATGGATCATCTGGCGCAAGTATGTCCAGTGGCCCTTCAGGGGGAGGTTTCTCTTCTCCATCAACAAGCGGCTCAACATCATCTGGTCGTTCCTCTTCCGGAAATGGGATGACTGGTACGAGTGGTAATGCTGGTAAAAGTGAAGATAACGAAGCATAACCAAGACTACAAACCCTAAACTTAATCTGGCTACCTACAACCCCTGACAAAAGGCGACTTGTAGCCCCATAGGAGAAATAATTATATGACACGTTACCGTAATCCGAAGATTGAAGCTGAGATGAATGCAGATGAAGTCGAAAAGGAAATCGAAGAAGTACTAGCTCGGCCTGCTGAAACTGTAGAAGATGAAACCTTTAAGAAGAGGTATGGAGATCTTCGTCGGCATATGCAGGAAAAGGAAGCAGAACGTCAGCGAGAACTGGAAGAACTAAAGCGTCAGCTACATGCTGCTCAGACTGGTCAAATTCGGATGCCAGCAAGTGAGGACGAAGTGGAAGAGTGGTCTAAACAGTACCCAGAGTTCCGCTCCCGTCTTGATACAATCATTTCCAAAGAGGTCAAGAAGGCTGTAGGTACTCTACAGGGTGAATTGTCCAGACTTAAGGAAAGGGACGAGGAAGTCGAAAAGGAAAAGGCTTTTCTTGCTTTGAAGAAGCGTCATCCAGACGTGGAAGATCTCTTCAAGAAGAATAGTGATTTCCACAAGTGGCTTTCCGCTCAGAGCGAAAGGGATCAGGCAGCTATTTATAGAAGTCTAGACGTAGACGATGCCTCCTTCGTTATTGAGAAATATAAACTTCAGGCTAAAAAGTCTCCTTCCAAGGTGGAAGATGACCGACCTGCTGCTGCCAGGGTGGTACGCACTGCAAGTGAGCCTACTATTCCTTCGTCGATTGGTGACTACGAATTTAGTGAGTCTATGATCGAAAATATGTCTACCCGCGAATATGAAGCCAATGAAACGAAAATCATGGACGCTATTCGCAAGGGCAAGTTCTTGTATGATCTGTCGGGCGGGGCTCGATAATCATATAGGCATTTGCTAACACAGAATAAAAGCAAGTGACTACCCATTTATATTAACCCCTCTTTGAGGACAACTTAATAATAATGGCCTCTCTTAATGCTTGGATCTGGTTAACTTAACAAATTAATCAATGAAAGCTAAAGGAGATTTAATATGGCTTTTCAAAGTGCAAGTGGTTATACCAACCTTCCTAACGGCGCATTTTCGCCGGTAATCTACTCCGCCAAGGTTCAGAAGCAGTTCCGTAAGACGACTGTTGTTGGCGATATTACTAACTCGGACTACTTCGGTGAAATTGCGAATCAGGGCGACTCGGTCCAGATCATCAAGGAACCTGAAATCGCAATCACCCGTATTGCTCGTGGTACTGCCATGACCTCTACGGATATCGCTGACGAAGACTTCACGCTGATCATCGACCGTGCTAACGGTTTCCAGTTCGAAGTTGACGACATCGAAAAGAAGCACTCCCACGTAAACTGGATGGATCTGGCAACGGATCGTGCTGGTTACAACCTTGCTCAGGAATATGACAAGGACGTTCTCGGCTACCTCTCTGGCTACGAAACCCTCACCCTTGGTGGTGCATGGACTGCTCGTACTGCCGCTGTAGGTACGAAGGCTGACTCGGCTGCTGGCGCGGATGAACTTCTGGCTGCTAACAAGCTTGACGTTACGGCGTTTAATGCTGCCGGTGTTGCTAATACCTCCATCGCCCTTGCTGCTACTCCGGGTACTGGTGTAGTTACGCCTCTGGCCCTTCTGTCGCGTATTAACCGACTGATGGATCAGCGGAACGTTGACAAGGAAGGTCGTTGGGTTGTAGTTGATCCGGTCTTCATGGAAGTCCTGATGGATGAAAACTCGAAGTTCATGGACCGTGACTTCCAGGATGGCGAACAGCTTTCCAACGGTAAGGTCGCTTCTAACAAGATCCGTGGCTTCCGCGTATACTGCTCGAACAACCTGCCTTATCTTGGTGATGGTCCTGCTGCTACTGGCGCTGGTTCGCTCACTGACTTTGGTGTTGTTGTTGCCGGTCATGACTCTGCTGTTGCTACTGCTGAGCAGATCAAGAAGACTGAGAGCTTCCGTTCGCCGTTCGGCTTCCAGGACATTGTCCGTGGTATGCATCTGTACGGTCGTAAGATCCTCCGTCCGGAAGGTCTGGTACGGGCTATCTACAACGTAGCTTAATTGGCCTAATTAACTAGGGGAGGGAAACTTCCCCTAGTTTTCTTTTAACGGGGGCTGATTATGACAGACAATAAAAATGATATGTTGGACCTAGAAAGTCGTGTTTCCAAACTAGAGGAATGGAAAATTATGATCGACATTGCTAGGGCTCGGGAAGAGGTTGATAGAGAGTATATTGCTAAGAGGTTCGATGCACTAGAAAAGAACCTAAATGAGTTCAAGGAGAAATTTGCTTCATCTATTCGATGGGCAGTCTATCTCGTAATTGGTGCCTTCATTACCTCTTATCTTATGCCCTTTATGTTTAGTGGAAAACTAGTTGGAGTTAACTAATGCAATATTCTGTTGCTGTACGAAATGCTAAGCTAGATGCATTGGAAGCTACTATTGGTCCTAATGCAATTCTAAGAATTTATTCTGGTTCGATGCCAACTAACGTAGCCGCTGCTCGTACAGGAACAGTTCTTGCTACAATCAATCTTCCTGCTGATTGGATGGCTGATGCCGTCAATGGTACTGTATCTAAAGCAGGAGATTGGGAAGATGGTTCGGCTGATGCCAGTGGTGTAGCAGGTTATTTTACCATCTTTTCTTCTGATGGTGTTACTGCTCACAATCAAGGGACAATTGGCCTAGATGGCACGGGTTCTGATATGACTATTGACTCTGTGAATTTTACCATGGGTCAACGATTTACAGTTACATCTTTTTCTATAACAGCGGGTAATGCTTAAACCTGTCGGGGTCATACATGGACGCAACAAGATTTGATATTGCTACATTTGACACCCCCGGCTTCATATTCGAACAAGCTTTTTCCCATGTTAACCTAGATGACGATGCTGTAGTCTCTTTAGGCGTAGTATCTATTCGTTCTAGTTTATCACTTATTGAAGATAACGACACTGTAAACTCTCTTGGTGAATTGCTCATCAGGGGGTTGATGAATTACATAGAAGAGAATGACTTACTAGAGTCTCTTTCTACTGTTGTATTCAGTTCAGATGTTTTTATTCTAGAAGATGATGACCTTTTAGTTTCTCGCCTCTTCAGGCATGCTTCCAGTATTACAAACCAACCTAATGGTGATATTTACATTGAAGCATCTGGATCTGGAGGTAATCCGTTTACACCTAGTACAGGCGTAGGTGGTCCGATATTTGGTCAAAACTCGGGAGAAGGTCCTGCCCCATTTGTTTATGGGAACGAGGATCTTACCATTATTTTCAGAGAGAATAGTGGAACAAGTGATGGACCATATATAGAAGTTGTTGGGGTCGTAAACAAGCCCTTTAGTTTGAATTCTGGTAGTAACCAACATCCATATGAGGAAGACTGATGGGAAGTACTTATCTACAACTAACAAATAGACTGTTGCGACGTGTCAATGAAGTTGAACTGACCAACACTAATTTTATTTCTACTCGTGGTATTCACTCAGTCGCTAAAGATTGCGTAAAAGATGCCGTCAATGAGATTAACCAGCAGAAGTGGCAATGGCCTTTTCTAGCTGTTCAACATACTCAAGTCTTGCAAGTAGGTGAGGCTGAATACGGATGGCCAGCAGATTTTCAGTCTGTAGATTGGTCTAGTTTCCAAATCGTAAAAAATTCTGTTAATCCCTCTAATAGACACTTAAAAGTAATCAATCGAGTAGATTGGTATAACCAGATTAGGGATACTGATGAAGATGATGGAGCCTCTGCAATTCCTGACTATGTTTTTAGGACACATGGCACTGGTTTCGGACTGTCACCCATTCCTGATAAAGAATACACTCTAGAGTTTAGATATTACAAGAACCCGGTTGAATTGATTACTCATGATAATGAGTGTGATATTCCTAGTGTATATGATAATGTCATCCTTTGGGGTTCTCTATATCACATGAACCTTTTCAGAGAGAATGTCGAAGGTACACAAATAGCTGATGCCAAATTTAAAGATGGTATCAAGAATATGTACCTCGCCCTTGTTGGAAGTATGACTGAAGGTGTTACAGATACTAGAATTAATTTTGGTGGTCAGCCCATAGTTTCGGAGAAATACAGATGATGGAAGGTTTTGAAAGTCAAAAAGTTATCAGTGTTGGTGGATTAAATTCAAACATCAACCATCTGCAACTTTCTGACAATGAACCCGGCTGTGCTGTAGAACTTCTTAATTTTGAACCTTCACTTCATGGTGGGTATCGAAGACTTACAGGATTTGCTAAGTTTCTTGCTAATGCCCCCGAAGTAGATCCCGTTGGAGCAGAAGGAAGAATACTTGCTGTTGCCTTCCTCGGCTCAGATGTAATCGCTGCTAGAAAACAGAAGTCTGGTGACACTTATGAATTTTATATGTCTTCCGGTACTGACTGGACTAAGCTAACAACTGGATTGACTCTTAATTCTTTAGGTGTTGATCGAATTCGATGGGCTGAGTTTAACTTTGACGGCACAGATAAAATCATCTTTGTTGATGGAGTTAATCAGGCCGTAATCTTCGATGGGACAACTTGGACACAAGTAAAGTCTACGAATGATGGTTCCACTTATGCTTTGGCTGGTGGTGATCAGGTTATTGACAATCCAAAATATGTGGAAATCTTTAAGAACCACATCTTTCTTGCGAGTGATAACCTTGTCGTACACTCTGCTCCCTTGAGTGATTACAATTGGACTGTTGCTGCTGGTGCAGGACAACTCCCTGCTGGATATGAAATCAATCAGATTAAGGCTTTCCGAGACAGTTTGATTGTCTTCGGTGTTAACAAGATTAAGAAGATTGACGTTTCTGGTGAGACTTTTATTCTTAATTCTGTTACGTCTGATATTGGGTGTATTGCCCCTGACTCAGTTGCTGAATTTAATAGTAACTTGATCTTCCTCTCTCAAGATGGCTTTAGGCCAGTTGAGGGAACTGAGAGAATCAATGACTTGGAGTTGAACTCACTATCTCGTCGTATTCAATCCGCACTGAATAACCTTTCTAGTACTATTAGTTTGTCTGATCTTTCTTCAGTCCTAATTAGAAGTAAATCTCAAGTAAGATTTTTCTTCAATAACCCCACTATCTCAGCCGAGGAAACCTATGGTATTCTTGTTGGACTAAGGGACTACCAAGGCAGTCTTCTGTGGGAATGGGCTCAGATGAAGGGTATTCAAGCTTCTTGTACTGCATCTAAGTATATAGGGGCAAGAGAAGTTATTCTTCATGGGGATTATGAAGGACGAGTTTATCAGCAAGAAGTTGGTTCCACCTTTGACGGGCACCCTGTTGACGCTGTGTATACGACACCTTTTCTTGATTTTCAAAATCCTGGTGTCCGTAAGACTATGAGTAAAATTAAGCTCTTTGTACGTCCTGAAGGTAATTTGAACCTCTTTTGTAGGTTGTCTTTTGACTGGATGGACCCTGAGAAACTTAATCCCGACGCTTATACTCTAGAGTCTACCCTTAGTTCTACGGTTAGTATCTACGGTACTGCAATTTGGGACTCTTCTGTTTACACAAGCGCATCAGTTCCTATTCTGATGTCTAATGTTCAAGGTTCTGGGTATTCAGTTCAAATATCTCTGTCCACCTCTGACACTAACGCCCCCTATACAATTCAAGGGGCACTATTTGAGTTTAATATGGAAGGAAGAAAATAATGGGTACTGGTTATACTAGACAGAGTGCTGCTAATATGATTAGCGGTAACACTATTCTCGCTGCTGACCATAATGCCGAACTCAATCAAGTACAAGCCGCATTCAATGGAACTACTGGTCATAACCATGATGGTACTACTGGGAATGGAGCTAAGATTAGTCTTACTGGTTCTGTAGTTGACACACTTCCTATTGAAAGTGGTGGTACGGGAGCTATTACTGCATCCGCTGCTAGAACTAATCTAGGACTTGCAATTGGTTCTAATGTTCAAGCCTACGATGCAGGACTCCAATCTATCGCAGGATTGACCACTGCTGCTGACCGAATGATTTATACTACAGCAGCCGACGCTTATGCTACTACTGCACTTACCCCTTTTGGTCGTACCATTCTGGATGATTTGGATGCAGCAGCAGTAAGAACTACTCTTGGCCTTGGCTCTATAGCTACTCTGAATTCTATTAATGATGCTAATTGGTCTGGTACAGATCTTGCTGTTGCCAATGGTGGTACAGGTGCCTCTGATGCTACAACGGCTAGAACCAATCTAGGCCTTGGCAATGTAGATAATACTTCTGATTTGAATAAACCTGTTTCTACTGATCAACAGGAAGCTATCAATACGGCACAAACTATGGCAATAACTATCGCAGCCCCTCCGGGAGCTGTTATGACTTTTGCAACTGCCTCTATCCCATCTGGATGGTTGGCATGTAATGGTGCTGCTGTGTCGAGAACCACTTATGCAGCATTGTATACTGCCCTAGGTGGTGCAGCAAGTCCATTCGGACAAGGTAATGGGACATCAACTTTTAACGTTCCTGATCTTGAAGATGAATTTGTTCGTGGTGCAAGTGGCACTCGTGCGGTAGGTTCTGTTCAAACAGACGATATTAAATCGCATACACATACAGCGACTTCAAGTAGTGACAGTCATACCCATACTGGTACAACTTCTTCTGATAGTCATAGTCATACAGGTACGACAGCATCTTCTGGTTCTCATACTCATACAGTATCAGGTCAGCGAGGTGGAGGTTGGAATAGCGGAGGAACTCTAGCTTTTGGTGCTTGGGATACTCCTACAGCCGACTCTGCCGCTACGTCATCTTCTGGCGCTCACACTCATACATTTACCACTTCTACTGACACCCATAGCCATACATTTACTACTTCCAGTGATAGTCATAATCATACAATCACTGTTAATAGTACTGGTGGCACTGAAACCAGACCACGTAACATCGCACTTCGTTATTGCATCAAATACTAAGAGGTATAAATGGCAGATTACACTAGACAATCTACGATTAATCCTGGTGATCCAGTATTTGCCAGTACCTTCAATAATGAATTTGATGCTATTGTAAACGCTGTAGCAACTAAAGTTGACGAAACTGATATCGGTGTCACTGTACAACCCTTTGATGCCGATATAGCTAAAACTGATGTTGCACAGACTTGGACTGAAACCCAAACTTTCAAAAGTGCAGTCTATGTTGATGGTTCAACTACAGCATCTACATCTTTTTATAACGGTGGTGTACGAAAGGGTTATACTGGAAAAGGATCGTCTGGAAATGAAGATATTTACCTTGGGGCTGATATTGGTGGTATTCGTCTCGTACCCGCCGCTGGTAATAACATAACTTTATCTAATAGTCCAAGATTAATTGGGCTCGGTAATGGTACAGCTTCCACAGATGCAGTTAATAAGGGTCAGTTAGACTTAAAGCTTGATGCTTCTATATATGAAGTAGGGGTTTTTACTCCAACAATTGATCCAACATCAACGTCCTCTTTTGTACCAACCTATTCAGCCCAAGCTGGACGATATACTAAAATCGGTCGAATTGTCCATGTTGATGTCTATATTGTAATGGCATCTTTTACAGGTTCGTTTGGTCAAGTTAGAATTGGAGGACTACCTTTCGGTCGAAATGGCGATACAGTTAGTCGAGCAACAATGAGTTTTGCTTTTTGGGGTGGTTTAGATTTGGGTGCAGGGTATACTCATCTTGTTGGTTTTATGCAGGATACTGGCAATACAGTACGTCTTACTAAACACGGCCAAACTTCTGGTTCTGGTGCTGTCAATAGTGCAAACATTACTGGTGGACTAACCTTATATGGTTCATTGACATATGAGGTAGGATAATGTTAGATACGTATATGTTTGATAATCAAGGTTGTCTACAACTTCGTTATATTGATGATGGAGTATATCGTAGAGAACTTCGTAAACCGGGTGATAGTATTTCAGATCTTCCAGTTGAAGTTCAAAATGAAGTAAACCTACTTTGGACTCCAGAATATATAGAAAATTGGCAAACGGAAAATACTCCAGAACCTGTTCCAGAGCCTACTCTTCCACCTGTTACTTTAAAAGAAGTTGCAGGAGTTCAACTGATTGTTGATCAAGACGCTTGGGATGTGACTGGTGTGGAAAGATCAAAAGGTATCTCAGGGGCAATGCTCATTGATACAGATCTTGTATGGATTTTCTTTACTACACCCCAACCTGATGATCTTTACGAAGTTGTACCATCCGTTGGCGTAACGAAATACCCCGAATTTCTGGAGGTATCGCGCCCTAACCTTACAGAAATTAAACTCATAGTACAGAGGGTGCAATAACATGGGAGAACAAATAATGAAAGTTGTTTATGAACGTGTCTATGCTGGTCAGCTTCGTCTGATTACTGCAACGACTCCCGCAGGTGATCAAGGGGTTTATGTTAAATCTCTTGTTGGTGCCGGTAATCGTTTCTGGGCATGGCCACTCATCCCACCGGGTAAGGTAATTGGTGCTGATTTCAATGATGCTCCAATTTGCTCTGATGATCCCGCTGTGAATAATGTTCTGATTGACTCTATTACGGTTGATCCAGAAGACGTACTTACGATTCAGCCTGTAGTATAATAATAGGAGAAGGCCATGAATTTAAATCTTGGTGACACTAAACTAATCATTGAGGAAGCTAAAAAGCATGGCCTCTCTCTCCACGAATTGGCCTACGTACTGGCTACTGCATATCATGAGACTGCTCACACAATGAAGCCTGTCCGCGAGTATGGTGGAGAAAAATATCTCAAATCTAAGAAGTACTATCCCTATGTAGGTATGGGCTATGTTCAGCTTACTTGGAAAACGAATTATGAAAAAGCATCTAAGAAGTTCGGAGTAGATTTTGTAGCTCACCCGAAGCTCCTTCTTGAGCCTAAGTACGCTGCCCCAATTCTTGTTGTTGGGATGAAAGAAGGTTGGTTTACTGGTAAGTCTCTTAAAAGTTACATTGATGACCTCGATGAGCCAGATAAAGAAGATCTTCGTGAATTTGCTAATGCTCGTCGTATTATCAACGGTACTGATAAGCAAGTAGAAATTGGATATCTCGCCCTTGAGTATGAGAAGCTTCTCAAGGATGCTGCATATGGCATTCCAGTGCCCGTAGAGACGCCTACAGAGCCCGTACAGGAAGTTCCTAAGGTTGAAGCCCCTGTGGTAGTGGAAAAGAAAGAAACGCTTCTAGACTTCGTTATTAAGCTTTTAAAGGTGGTGTTTAAATGAGTTTTCTAATTTCAATCGGTAAGTGGATCGGGAGTTTCCTTATTGGAGGTTCCCTTGATAAAATTCTTGACACCATTGAACACAAGATGGACGATGAAACAAAGAAGGAAGAAATCAAGGCTGAAGTAACTAAGAAGTGGATTGATGCTCAGTCTCAGCTTCTAGTTGGTCGCACTTGGTGGTTCCAGCTTTTCTTTGTACTCCCACTTGGGTTCCATTGGGCATGTCTCAATTTTGTAAGTGCCCTTCCTCAATACGGATGGGTAGTACACCCACTTCCCGCCCCATTTGATAGTTGGGCAGGTCATATCGTAGCCGCTCTCTTTATTGTTGATGGTGGTAAGGCGCTTATGAATAAGTTTCTTGGGAGTAAGTAATGGCTGAGATTACAGAGGCAAATTTTGATTATGCGGGTTATAATGCCAAGCATGGGATTGTCAATAAACTAAATGATCCAAAAGATAAAACTAAAATTTGGGCTCATTATCAAAATGCTCAGCAACTTGAAAAAGGCGCTGAATACACCCCTGGTGGGGAAATAACCCCTCAGAATGTGACTGACTATGGTGGACAGACTGTTCAGAACACTGGTAATAATATTATCAATGCTCAGAATGGCACTTCTGTTGCTGCTGGTATTAATAACGCTGCTAATACTGGTACTGCTGCTCAGGTAAATGCCAATGATCCTAAGTATACTATGGGTACAACTCCTACTGTTGATGCACAACAGGTAACTGGTGTTACTAATCCCGGTACTGCTGGATACGAAGTAGATAAGACTGAAGGTAAGGTTGCTGATAACACTATGGATGCTGCTCAAGGGCAGGTATCTCAAGGTGCACAGCTAACAGATGATGAAATTGCTCAGCATGATCTTAATGCTATTGCGTCTGGTAAGAATGCCGATGGTACTGATAACGTACTAGGTCAGGCTCTTAACAAACATGCATCCCTTAATCTTGATGACGTAGACCCTCGTGCTACCGTCAAAGGACAAGTAGAACAGCTTCAGAAGGACTTTGTAGACCCTGTTACAGGTGAACCTAAAATCCCTCTGTATGCTCAAGGTGCCGCTCGTAATGTAGCCAAGATTGCTGCCTTCTCAGGTATGACAGGAACTGCTGCAACTGCTGCCATGGCTCAGGCTATGATGGAGTCCAGCATTACAATGGCAACTGAAGACGCTAAGTTCTTCCAGACTGTCACCTTGACTAACTTGAGTAATGAACAGCAGTCTATTATCAATACTGCAAACGTCTTGTCTAAGATGGCAGAACAGAATGTTGATAACCGTATGGCTGCCGCTATTCAGAACTCTAAAGCATTCATGGATATGGATCTTGCCAACCTGAACAATGAGCAACAGGCTCGTGTGATTAACAATCAGGCTCGTATTCAGTCTATCCTTGAAGACTCCAAGGCAGAGAACACCAAACGAATGTTTGAAGCTGAGAGTGAAAACGAAATGAATAAGTTCTACGATCAGTTGAACACTCAAATCAAGCAATTCAACTCTACTCAGACTTTGGATGCTGACAAATTCAATGCCTCTATGGAAGACTCTCGTGAGAAGTTCTACAAAGAGATGCAGTACAATATCGATATTTCTAATGCTAAGTGGCGTCAGGAAGTCCAGTTGCAAGACGATCAACAGAAGTTTGAAGCTGTAACTCAGGACGTTAAGAACGCAGTGGATCTTACTGCACAGCAGCTTAATCAGCTTTGGGATCGTTCTGATGCCCTTCTGGATTATATCTGGAAGTCTGGTGAAAATCAGAAGGATCGTGATGCCCAAATGGCAATCGCTAAGTTCCAAGCTAAGGCTGGACAAAAGGGTCAGACTGCTGCTGCTATTGGTTCTATTGTCGGTAACTTTGTCGGTTCAGAGGCTGGTTCAGATATGATTAGTGGTGCACTAGGTAAGATGTTCAGTTAACGGAGTATAATATGGCTAGATCAATTACATTTGAAGATGCTGTTCGTCGAGCAGTTAAATCTTACTATGATGGTGCTACTTTCGATAGTTATGAAAAAGTAAATAAAAAGCCTAGTAAGTACAACCTTGACATGTTTGATGAAGTTCAAAGCTCATTCAAAAAGCGTGGTAAGAAAAAGAAGAAAGAGACTTTGGAAGACCTTGAAGAGGTAGTTCAGACGGAGGAAGATGACAATGGCTAAAGAACTACCTGTTCCTATTCCGGGTGAAAATTTCACGTCAGATGTAAAGAGCTATCCGTGGCATAGGCCTCCGGAATTTACTGATATTGATGATGCTCTAGACTACATTGCTAGAAAAATTACTGACTTTCAGGTGGCTAACACCTTCCTCACTCTTGCTGAGATTGGTGTTCCACTCTGGAAGATTGCTGACTTTATTGTCACTGCTGGTATTGGTGAGGGTAAATGGACACCTGATTTTGCTCTTCTACTTGCAGGACCAATCACTAAGATGATTGAGACTATGTGTATTGCATTCGATGTTGAGTATGATCTTGACCTTGATGAAGACGAAAAAGTGTTTACTGGTACTTTCTTCAAGGGAGCAACTGAACTTAAGGCTCATAAAGCTGAAGGTGCTTACAAGATTGTTAAGGAAGAACTACCTGAAATCAAAAATGCTGCTGCTAATCAGGAGAACCCTGAAGGTGGTGAAGCTGCACCTGAAGAGAAAACAGGTGGGTTTATGTCAATGATGGGAGCTTAATCTTATGGCTAATTTTATGACGGGGTTTGCAGAGGGCTATATTAATGCCGCAGATAAGCGTCGTGAACGTGAGGCTGACAAAGAAAACCTACAGTTTAAGTATCGTATGGATGCTCTCACAGAAAAGCGTACCCTCCGAGAGCAGCAGAAGCTTCAAGAAGTAGAATGGACCAAACAGGCTAAGATTGCTGCTGAACGTATCGGTGACCCTTCTTTTGCTACTGAAGCCTACAAGCAATTTGCTGCTGGACGTACTGTAGAGCAAGTCTTTACTGATATTGACTCTGGTAGCTACTCTCGTGATCCTAATTATCAGCGACCCGCTACGACTGTTAAGTTCGAAACTCCTAAGGGTGTAGCACCTGAAGAGCAGGGTGATACTAGTTATCGTGATCCTGCTGTATCTGCTCAGCCTAGTGAACCTGAAGGTCTTATGGCTCGTGGTAAGCGTATCAATCAGGAACGGATGGATAGTCGTATTGATGAACGTATCCGTGATGTTGATCCTACACTTCTGGATGATGAGGTAGAGACTGCACAAGTAGATACTACTGGTGAACCTACTGGATGGGTCTATAAGAATAAGAATGAAGTTGAACTCCCACCGGAAGGTGACGTTCGTCTACGTCTTGCTAAGGCTCAACAGACTGGTGATAAGTCTGGTCAGAAGGAGGCTGAACTTCAGTTGTCCATCTGGAATACTATTCATGCTGAAGAGACTAAGCGCACGAAGGATGCAGAAGGTAAAAATACTGGATACTTCTTCCGTGTCGGTTCTAATAACCGTGTTGGCACAATGTTCCTTGGTGAAGTTCAGGAAACTGATGAAGGTAATGTAGTCTTTGACGTATCTAATCCCACACAGGAAAAGGTTGTCACTGAAGACTTTATCGCTGTTTCTGAAGATGGCCTTAAGGAATATCAGCAGGTGGCTAAGGACTTTGGTACTGCTGCAAAGGATTACAACGTTGCTAAGGATGAGTTCAAGGGTGCCCTGTCCGTTTCTGCGGATATTGTAAGCATCTTGGAGCGTAACCCTGAAGTTACTACTCTTGCTGGTCAGGGTGCTAAGTACCTCAATCAGCTTGAAGATGAAGTCAAGGGTATTGCTAATGTTCTTGATCAACAGGGTAATGAGATCGAACAGCAGATCGGAACTGGTAATACTGAAGGTCTTCAGGCTAAGATTTACGAGTATGAAAAGCAGGCTCAAAACCTCTTGTCTACTCCGAACAAATCACTTGCTCAGGACGTAGTTGAATATGAAACCCTTCGTAAGTTGGCTGCATTTAAGTATGCTGCTGCTAATGGTGTATCCGGACAGGGTATGTCTGATCGTGACTTCCGTGAGTTCTATGAAGCAACTGGTGGTTCTAAGAATAAGGAAGCTGTTATCAAGGCTCTTCAGAATAACGCTGCCTCTGTCTTTGCTGTACTTGATAGTGCACGTATGACACTTGACAAGAACCAACAGGTTCGGGTATTCGAAGATACTTATCTCCAAGGTAAGTCCAGTGGCCTTCGTCCAGGATTTATCGGTGATGATCTTGCCCCTCGCATGAGGCCCTTCTTTGAACAGGCTTATGCACAATATAAGCAAGGTTTGAGTAGGAATTCTTCTGTTGCCTCTGGTGGTGCTGAACAGACTACCAAACCTGCTGCACAAGAACAACCACAATCTAGTTACGAAGCTGGTAAGTCTTATACATTCCGTACTAAGGATGGTAAAACTGTCACCAAAACCTTTAAGGGTGGTAACTATAAAGATCCAAATAGCTGGGAGTAACAAATGGAAGAACTAGAGCTGGCCCCTTGGGAAACTGAAGAGCAGAATTCTACAGAAGAACAGTTGGAACTAGCCCCTTGGGAAACCGAGGGGTCAGCTCCTGATACTGGTGGCCTTACTATGCCAGATACCATGTTTGATGACATGGCTGCTGAACGTAGGGCAGAGGATCAGGCGTTTGAAGAAAGTGGTCGATACGCTGGTCCACAGGGTTCTCCTGTTCGTTCTCACAAAGATCTCTATGAGAGTACTCTAAATAAATATCCGGAACGGGTCCGTAAGGAATACCTTCAGTCTATTGGTGAACAGTGGACTCCTGATCTTCCTACATTGGATATTACAACTGGTTTTGGTGCCTTTGGTACTCCCCTCTCTGAAGAGGAAAGCAAGCAGCTTGAACAGCTAGAAAAAGATCTTCAAGTTGTATATAACAATGCTGGTGAAGAGGAAGCCATTGGTGAAATCTTCGGTATGGAGATCCCCTATAAGGCTCGTTTCCAGTATAGGACTACGAATAATCCTGACTTTGATCCTAGTAAGGATGAGAGTGAAGATAACCCTGCTATGATCCGCAAGAGGTATTATGTATCTCCCCCGGATCAGAATACAATTATGCGTATGGGTTATGAACTTCTGAATAGTGTTGTCTCAGGTGTTGGTGATCTTGCCACTGGTAATATCACAGAGGAAGGCCCTTTCAGTAAGGCAATCCCGGATATGGTTCCCGACTCTGGAGCAGAAGATTTTGCTGTGGAAGTCACTAGTCTAATTGTTGGGCAGGGTGTAGCGAAAGAGGGACTTAAAAAGACTGCTAAGGGTGTAAAGGCTGTTAGTAAGCTTGGACAGACTAGTCGTATTGCTAGTAGAACTCGTGATCTTATTAGTCCAGAAATGGCCGGTAAGATTAAGTCCACATATGCTCAAGTCTTTGCTCAGACTGGTAATGCCGCCAAGGCTCTCAAGGCTGCTAATGGACTTACCCGTACTGCTGTGATTGGTCTAGGCTATGGTCTAGTCGATGCTTCTATTGTTGATAACGACTCCGAAGGTCTTGTCACAGCTACGATTGGTAATGATACTATTCAGCAGCTATTTCCTTGGGCAGACGAACGTAGGGCCAACGATATTGCAATGATGCTTGATACCCCTCTTATAAATGGAACTGTATCACTGTTCGGTGCAATGGCTCGTGGTGTCTCTGAAGGTTTTGTTAAGCCCGGTATTGGTGGTATTCGTAATCTTGAAATTTTCAACAAGAAGCTTGGTGGGGCTTTCGGGAAAGTTCCTGGTGCTGGTATCTCTGAAATGGATGCTGGTCTTAAGACTATCACTTGGATCGACCCCAATCTTGAAGGGGTTCCGATTGAAGAGTTTGTCTACCGTACCACTCTTATGGGACAGTCTCTTGAAGCTCATGCCACTAAGAACCTTCAGTTGGCTAGTGCTGGTAAACAAGTTGATCTTGACACTACCTCTGCATTCATTCCTGCATTGGATCAGTACTTCCGAAGTGCCTATGCTCACAAGAAGGAGCAAATGGGTGTTAAGAACTTCAATGAATGGATTTCAGAACAGGTTGATGGTGCCTCTACTCGTCTTATCGAGTTGAAAACTGCCGTTTCTGGCAATCCAACCATGGTTAATAAGACCACTGGCAATGTCTCTAATGTTGAAGACATGATCGATGAAGCCTCTGGTGGATACTCTCCTACTGGTAAGCTACATGACATACAGGAACAGGCAGGTGAAACTCTTGCTAATAGTGAGCGTGAACTTGTAGAGCGTCAGAGGGCTGATACAGAGCTGTTTGAACAGCAGGCTGATGCAGCTAAGGCTGAACTCGATAACGCCATGGCAACTGATCCTCGTGTCAAGGAGATCCTTAAGAGGGCTGATCTGGAAGATAACTTCGGTTCTACTCATCCTCTGGATAATGAACTAGCAACTGTTCTTCCTGAAGCTGTTTATAAAAGCTACAAGAACATGAAAACTGGGATTAATGAAGCCTATAGTGCTGTCGCTAATCATGGTTCAGATGTACCAGCAGATGTAGACTCTTTCATGGAACAGCTTAAGGCTATCCCCGGAGCAGTAGACGAAACTGGTGAAATTGCTAACTCTTCTCTTAAGAAGATCGCTCAAAGCGTTGAGAAGGATGGTAGCTTTGCTAACCTCTGGAACAATGTTAACAACGATATCAATAAGGCAATTAAGAAGCTCGGTACTGATGAACAAAGTCGTGCTGTTGCTGATGGCCTTTATGCCCTTAAGAGGAATATCAAAGAACATCAGATCCAGCATATTATGAACAACGCTGAACAGTTTGGCCCTGAAGTTGCTGAATTGGCTAAGACTGCTAACGATGGTTACATCAAGTATGTCAACACCTTTGGTGCTACACAGGAAACTCGTCAGATTGCTAAGTTGGGTCGAGAACGCCTTGCAGGTGAAAATCGTCCATCTGAAGTTGATGGTGTTGCTGTAGGTCCAGGACAGGGTGTAGAAGACTTCGAAATTGGAACTTCTACTATTGTTACTGACTCCACAAAGGGAGTAGCTGCCGGTAAGAAGCTTAATGCTATTCTTCGTGCTGCGGAAGCTGGTGGACAAGGTGCTGCTGCTAATCAAGCATTGACTGATTATTATACTGGCCAGGTGGCTAAGGGCATTATGGATGACATGGCTAAGGGTACTAACGTATCTCCTAAGACTTTGCGCAATAGCGTAAAGAATGTCATCACCACTCTTGGTAATCTTGATGCACCAATCATCAATGATCTGAAGGCTATTGAAGCCCGACTGGCTAAATTGGAGAACACTAAGAATGTTTCCGAGGAAGCTATGAAGGAGATGCAAGCTCAACTTGAAGAGGTTTATACTCATTCACAGAAGAGTGCAGCAGCCAAGTTTATCTATAACTACGATCCTAGATACGCTGGTAAAGCAGAGACTGTGTCTAATCCTGAAATAGTTCTAGATCAAATCTTTAATAGTCCTACTAGTGGTAACGACATTAATGCTTTGCTTACTCGTGCTAAAACCCTTGGTCCAGAAGAGGGTGAAGCTATTAAGGACGCTCTCAAGGGCTCTTATCTTGACTATACTAAGCGTAATATCTTTGGTTGGTCAGAGATTGGCTCTAAGGTAGAGGACGGTAAAGTCCGTAAGGTTTATAACCTTCGGAATAAGGGTCTTGAGGAATATTTTGACAATCCACAAAATCGTAAGAACATGGGGATCATCTTTAAGGATGAGCCTGAAGTTATTGCGCAAATGGATGAGACTGTCGAAACCCTTAAGAACATGACTCTTAAGAGTAAGAAGAGTGCAGATGACCTCCTTGGTGATGTTCCCCCGGAACTCAATCCTGAGAAGGGTGTCAACACTGTTATTACTCTTGTGTGGGGTGTCCTTAATCCTACTGCAACTCGTGTCCGTAGGTTCACTGGTCCTGCCTCTATTGAAGATCTTAAACAGGTCAAGGCTATTCGTGAAGCTACTCTTGCTGCTATGCTTGCTGATCCCCGTAAGTTTACGAGTATTATCAATAAGTCCGCTGATAAAGCTCAGTGGGATATCGCATATAGAGAGATGTCTGAACTCGTTGCTCAGGCTGGTATTAAGTCCTATGTCACCGAAGAAGGTGAATATACGGGTAAGGATAAAAATCCTCCCGGCGTACAGTAAGATAGCCTAGCGGCCATCAAATAAAAAAAAGCCCCCGTAGGGAACCACAAGTATCTCCAACCTGGAAATACGAGCGGAACCCTACGGGGGCTTTTTGCGTTTTAGAACTTCTTTATACATCCATCCAGATATTCATCACTGATGATGTAAGGTCCTCGTAATGTTGAAGGTCTCTTACGAGTGTTAATTACTGCATTACGTAGTATCGTCCACAGTTGTTCGCCCCTTTCATTTCGTTTAATGTTCACGAGTAGCTCTCCATTCAGCAAGAGATTCACGAGTACCTGAAGAATTCTCTAGGATAGACTCAGGTTTATCATCAATCCAAACATCAGGTATCCATCCTTTGAAGTCATTAGCGAACCAAGTACAGAAATATTTCTTGGCTACACCATCACAATAGATGATGGGAACGTGATCTATAATATGATCGATGTTATCATCTCGTGGAGAACGAGTAGTAACAATACGAACATCATGCCCATGCATTGTAGCAGTAGCAATAACTTCATCCCAAAACTCAGGAGCTAGAGAATAAGTCATATCATAATCAAGTGCGATCTTCACCATAAATCTCCTGAATTGCAAGTTCAATATAGTGAATAGCTTTTTCAAGGTCAGCCTTCTGTCCCTTAGCCCTATGTCGAGTTAGGTACTTAATGGCATTACCTTCATACCATCCGATGCCATTTCTGACAATATACTCACTAGGCTGGATGGCCATTTCCTTATAGTGATTACCACCTACTTGTCTGTCTTTTGGATCAGTCATTCAACCCCACTGTTCTGCCATTGCGTCTGCGATACCCTCATATGTTTCACTTCTTACTTTCCACCTATCTTCCGATGGACCCAATCGGTTCTGACCACTGTCCGTTTGGTTACTCCACCTTTCCCGTCCGGCAACCATTCGTCCTGCAACACGCTGCGAGGGGTCGAGTACAAGGGGTGGGAGGTTCTTGAGCCAGAGGCACGTCCTCTTCGAGGCGTCGTGTCCAAACTCGTACGGTTGGATAATTTGATCAGGTCGTCTAATTCGAGTACTGATACAAGATATAGGATTTTCAATACAAATTTTTTCAATTGGCGCATCCATTAGTTTCTGGACAAATACCAGAGCCTCTTCTGTTTTCTGTGCCCTTTCAGGATTTTTCTTATTCCAATGAAGGCCAGATACAGAAAGATAAGTACAAGGAGGATGGGCGATCATTAGATCAAAACCATCATTGATAATATCAAATACGTCACCTTGATAATGGGGACCTTTACGATCCGTAGGGAGAAGGTCACAACTAATAGCGTCATGACCCCTTGCAATAAAAGCATCCCTAACTACGCCGCTATATTCACAAGCGACTAATACTTTCAAATTTTAATATACCTATAATGAGTAACAAAGCCTAGAAAACTATCTCTTTTGACTTCAATTTTATAGCCTTTTGGAGGCTCAGGTGGATCAATAAAACCACCCAGAGATATCCACTCAATCAAATATCAAACTCCAACTGTTGCTTTTTGAAAATAACTCCTGCTCGAAACTTTGTGTTAATTTCTTCAAGTTCCGTCTTCTCAATGTGTAGACCCTCCGTTTCCAGAAGGTCCACCATCTTTTCGATCCAGGCTTCTGCCTGATCCCTTGTGACAAATACTGCAATCATACAACCATTCTCATAAGTACCAGACATAGCTACTCTCATTTTATTTTACCTTTTTGTTCTTCTCTATTTGCTCTATTTTATACCAAATAGTTTCTTCATAAGGTCGGGTAATCATCTCCCTTAGAGTTTTAAGTTCATCCCAAACCTTTTTATGGATATCCTTATCCAATGTCTACGACCTCACAGCCATCCGAAGAACAAGCCAAGGTTTGCATCCCAGAGGTGTTATCTTCTTTCTCATAATAACTAAGGTCATCCCATCGGATTTCTTTTGGCATTTTACTAAGTACTTCACTATACTTTACCTCATCGCATTCTTCATACGGAGCCTGTCGATAAGTATGGTCCGAATGAGGAAGGAACGATACACCAGAGATAAGATCAAAGTTCTTGTACACCCAAGCACCAACCTCTACCCATTCATTTTCACGAACAGAGATAGTGACTGATGGCTTGTGTTCACACCAATGAAGTTGATATGTCTTCCAGAGTTCAAGCTGTTCAATGGCTGACATTTCATTACGTGTGACAGAACCTTCAGGTGCCATAACAGGAAAGTAGAATACAGTAGTCTGATCCGGTTTCATTACGTCCGGCTCATTCGGTACACCACTATCCTTAAGGAACTGTGTCAGAGGATCCTTGTTATCTCCACGTACAGAGCGGATATAGTAATTGCTGTGACGAGCGTGGATACCACTAGCACTGTCAACCAACTGCGATACAGTACCACTAGGCTTAACACAAGTAATACTAGTGCTGGCATTAATACCAATAGCAGAAGCCATATGTTCATTTACTTCAACTGCCTTTTGTTTGAGTGCTTCAAGAAGTTCTGCAAGATTACCTTCTCGACCATTAGTGAGAGGATTATCCATGATACCCGTCAGCGAAACACCAAGGAGACGTTCCTCTTCAGTATTCCTCTGCCAGATCTTACGAAGATATGGGAAGTTCGTTAGTGTACTCTGGAAAGTACCAAGGATAGTTGCCAACTCGACCTTTTCAAGAAGAGTCTCCAATGTATCCTCACGACGTACCACAACCTCGGAAAGATTACAGAACTGGTATGGACGGAGGATAATCTCCGAGCAAGGATTAGTTCCAAACTCGTGATTAGCATCCCGTCGTCCTACCTTCTTCGCTTGCTTAACAGCAGCAACACGATTGAAGATGCCTCGTTCACCACTCTTGGACTTATACAATGAGGTCCACTCCTGAAGGAATGCACCAGTGTCCGGAGTTTCTGTGAATGCAACAGAGTTGTTGGCCAGAGCCCTCTGTCCCTCATGTTCCCACCACTGACCACTCTTAGCATTACGCATACGGTCATCAGTGAGGTTACTAAGGGAAATCATCGCAGATCGGCGTACTCCACCCACCACAACGACCTCTCCAATTTTGCAGAGAATATCATGTGCTTCGAGGGAATTAAGTCGTCTTCCAGCAGCAGCTCTAAACTTACTAATGGTGAATCGGAACAGATCTTCGAGCGGAGCAGGGCCGGAAGCACGGCCTCCAAATGTCTTAAGCCTAGCTCCAGCAGGGCGCACCTTCGATATGTCCCATTTTGGAACTTCACCTGAATATAGTAGCGCGATGAGTTGCCGATAGGCTTTTGCCCAACCTTCTTTGCTATCTGATACAACAATGGTAGTGGCACTGTCGAAGAGCTGGTCTGGAACTTCCGGAAGTTTTTGAATGTACTGTCTTTCAACGGAGAACCCAACCCCTGTTCCGCAGAGCAGAATGTACATGGCTTCATCGAAGGCTTTGGGGTCATCGATCGGAAGATACGAGCAATTATATCCAGCGGTATTATCCCTTAGTAGTGCCGGTCCAGCAGTCATCATAGACCGCATAGAGGGCATTGTCTCTAGATTGTAAATGGCTTTGAACAAACGATCATAGAGATCTTCTTTTTTGTCATTATAAGAAGTACCCTTAATCGTATAGTTGTGTTTAGCTTTCAGATGCTCATCTATAAAATTGAGGTACCGATGTACGGTTTCATCCCAGTTCTCTCGACGCTTTTCTTCTTCCAACCACTTAGCATAACGACTCTTATAAATAAATTCTTGATAATATGTATTAAATGCTGTCAATTATTCTTCGTCCTCTTCACTCTCATCTTCGTCTTCTTCTGTCTTATAGATCACACCCATCTCGATAATATCCCAATAGGTTAGATTATCGTCGTCTTCCTCTTCCATCTATTCTCCATGATATTGCCAGAGTACAGCATTACAACGACTGTGTACTGCGCCAATGGTCATTCCTGTGTTATGATTATGATGTAAATGGACGGGATACCTTAGAAAGTTCTTAGGGAAGTTACCCCAATTAATCCACTTCTTCTTAATAAATTTAGGAGGTTCTTGATCTAAAGGATGCCCACAATGGTGACACAATCCTTTTTGGTATTTTACATAATCCTCTCTTACTTGTCTTTTCTTTGTCCAATCAAGATCAAAATAATTACGAGGTTCCAACTTCAATTACCTCTATACCAGCCTTCTTCGCAAGAGAAACCATCATTGCAGTACCCTTCCCACCAGGAAAAGCGACAACAAGATCAGGCTTGCCCTCATTCAACATCTGTTGGTTGCGAATGTATCCAGCAGCCTTCCCATGTTTTTCCCAATCGGCAGGAAATTCCTGAAAGGGCAACCAGTTGGTGACTGCCCAATCAATAGCTAGAGTATCAGCACCCTTAGCTTTACCAGCAATGATTTTTACACCTTCTGGCATATACTCATTGTGGTATCCACGATCTTTGCAAAGTTTGTCCAGTATTGATGACAGGAATCGATAGTCATTAAAATCCCTACCGCCACAAACTAGGATTCTCACTTTACAAACTGCTCCATATCAGGTTCAAAATAGTTAGGACCCTTAAGCACTTTACCATCTTCACGATAGATAGGCTTACCGTCCTCACCAAGCTTGCTCATATTAGAGCGGTGTACTTCCTTGTAGCCAGCCTCAAGATCGAGCCCTAGAGCAACAGCAAGACCATGAAGGACATACTGTAGGTCAGAAGCCTCCTTGAGCATTTTAGCCTTAGTCTTCCTGATTGCAGCAGGGTCAGCATTAGCCTTTACCTGCATAGCCATAGTGGCCATCTCATCTGCAAGCTCCTTTACTTCCTCTGCAATGAGGGTATATCGAAACTCAAGCAGTTCAAAAGTAGGTTCTACATTGACCGGATGGCCAAAGGTTTCGTGGAATTCAGTTACTTCTTGTAGCATATTTTTCTCTCAAATTATTGAAAATACGGACACGTTGTTCTTTTGAATAATCTTCTGGAAATCTCTTTCCTTCTATGAAGACTCTTAGATTAACCATCTAATTCTTCCAATTCCTTAATGATTTCGTCTTGTCGAGGGTGTCCAGTGAAGAAGTTCTTCCTAAGATAATCCTTTGTGGTATCATACCCACCAATATGTGAAGGTGCTACTTTACCACGCTCAACAAAAACTTGAGGAACCTTAGTAAAGCCCGAGTCCTTGAAGACTTTCTTCGCTTGGTCGTTCGTGTGGATATCTTGTTCATAGAAGTCATAACCATATACGTTAAGGAGTTCCTTAAGCTTCACACACCAAGGGCAATGAAAAGCTGATGTGGTGTAGATGATGAAAAATGGCTTACTCATAGTCTAAAATTCTTTCTGTACTCTTCAATAGCCTTCTCATAGGCTACCTCATTCTTTTTAATCAACAAGTGCAGACCAGCTAACAGGGAACAATGGTCGGATGATTTTGTCCCACTCGACTGCAAGATCTTGGATTTCTTTTTGTGCATGTGCGTCTATCCGCAGTTTATATGCCCTAGCCCACGCAGCGAGAGAGCCAGTAACATAATACTCAGTATACATACTTTGAGGAAGAACCATACGTGCTTGCTCAGGTGCAACTCCATTTTCAAGCATCAAGTTATAAAGTTGTTGTGCATGATCAATAAAGAGATTATAAGCCTTTTTGATATCAATCTTGGCATCAATTAGTTTTGTACCTTCACCAAAAGTACTTTCAAACTCTTTATAGTGGAGGTATTCAATAACTTCAGAACCACTCCCCTGCTTCATACTTCCCTCTGGCTTACTACGCCATACATCAGGAACAAAGAACTCAGGAGCATCGTCTACATAACGCCTAGAGATTTCGTTATAAGTAAACCCAACAGTGTGCTTAAAACGCTGACGAGCAACAAAAATAGGGACTCGTTCGCGCACCACCAATTGCGGATGAGTAAAAGGAGTAAAGTGTTGATGACGAGCGAGATAAGCAACCAGCTTAGCATTCTGTTCTTCCGTATAGTTTTCTGCTTCTTTAGAAAAACTAACTCTGGCGGCATTCACCACCAGAGTGTCGCTTCCCATATGATCTATGAGAGTTACTTCCAATTATACCACCAATAGGAATACCAAGACAACAATTGCACCAAGTGCAACCAACGGGTATTCTTTAACCAGTTCTACTGCCTTAGCTGCTGCAACTTTAGCATAATGCTTAATTAGTTCTTTCATTAGTCTTCGCTTCCATCTCTTTTGGGTTGCTTCTTACGATTGGTTGTACGAGAAACGACTCGGACAGATGAGTTATCGAGCTTTCCACGACGATTGCTCCCGACATGATCGACTTCTTTGCCGTCACCCTTCTTTACCTTTCCTTCTCGCATAGCCTTACGGCGAGCTGCATTACGTTGAGCCCTACGCTTTTTCTGCTCTTCACTGGCTTGCCACTTAAGTTCTTTTTCGTAATCTCTTGCCATCCATTACCTCAAATCAATTGAATATGCATCTGGCTTAATAGCAGGAGTGAATGGTGCAATGTCAGTGGATGCTGCCTTCACTTCTTCCCTATCTCCAAGGTTAAGAAACTCTCGAATATCTCGAAGAGGTACAAACAAGGAAATATGAGAATAACTCTTAACACCCATAGAAGTGATACCAATTAGTTCATAATTACCCTTATTCTCTTGAAATAGGCCACCACCGGAATTACCACCTGCAATAGCAGGAGATGCACGAGTGAATGCTAGGTCTTCACCTGATACCTCAAGAACGGAACCCGGAAGGACTTGCTCCCCATTGTACAAACCGGGGGTAATGGTTCTTGTCCAACCAAGAGGATAACCCGTCGCCCAAACGTTATCACCTTCTTCAACAAGCTGTTCAGTAGCAATCTTTGCCTTAGTTAGCTTTACCTTTTCATCACGCATCTTAAGTAGTGCAAGATCTCGGTTAAAAGATGTACGCTCTACTTCAAAAAAGTGATTAGAGGTAGTTACTAGCTTTGCTCCATCATACTCTTCAAGAGAGAAGTAGCCCTCTCGATCCGTTTCACTACCATTCTTAACACAGTGTCGTGCAGTCAAAAGAAAATTACCTGACTGAGGTAGATCGATAGCAACTGCGCTACAATTAGCGTTAATCTTAACTACTGGATCAATTGCTTGTTCCTTGAGGGGGGATGCATCAGAATTAAATGCATATAGTGCTACTGCTACACCAGCAATAAAACCAAGACCGTACCTCAATGCCTTATAAATTTGAGAATTATCTGTCAACTATCTAGCTTTCCTTTAGTATCAAAATCAAAATGAATGACTTCATAATCATTGTCCCACATAGCATTGATAATTTGAATATGTTGATATTCTTTTATTACTTCATCTTCCCATGCTAACTCTGTAATCAGGCGATCAAAAAGTTCACGAGGAAGTGTAATCCTTCGTGACTTAGTACTCATATACGTCGTTAATACCTTTTAGAATTTCCTCGTCAATCATACCTTGATTATACAACATCACAAATACTTCTTCTGGGGTAAGATCGAACTTCTCTAGAACTTCTTCAAACGTATTATTCTCTAGTAGATTGGCGATGATATCCTCCAATTCATTCTTCTTCATAGTCTACCTCCGTGACCCGGAGCTTTTGGCGTTTATACTCACCTTTCCTTGGGTCAATTACTCTAAGGCTAAAAGCCCCTCGGTGATCACCAGTATCCCGAAGAGCCTTTGCCATCATGTTTCTTTTCCTAGAACGAGAGCGAGTTTCCTTTGTCTCGTAATCACTCATGCTATTAATTTCCGTATGCTGCCTTCAATGCCTTAAGCGACACCCACTGAAAGTCAAAGTTACCATTTTCTACATCACGTAGGATGGCAATACCGGGACGCCAGAGCTTATTGATTTCACCTGCCCAAGGGCTATCGTAATCTTGATAACAACCTACCACAAGACCATTACGAGTGCGACCAGCCACATTAGTACGAGTAGCGAAGTCAAGCGTGTGAAGATGCCCTGCAATACAGGAAGTTCCAGTCTTGTCAATGAGCATATGAGCGGGGCGCTCACCTCCAATAGGACGGCCAGAAACACCAGTAATGAAGAAGTGAGCAAAGAGGATACCATCTAGCTCAGCAACTCCCGGAGTTCCACCTTCGTAACGAACCACTCGATCATAATAATCATCAAGCTGATAGTCTTTGAAACCAATGGTTCCTGCAAGTTCAGGAGAGAGGTCCAATGCCCGTTCAATACGGTGTTCATGATTTCCTTCCATGAATAGTCGGTATGGCATCTTCTTTTTACGGGACTTAACAGGCCCCCATACACGATCAGAGAATTCCACTCCCGACTCAATATCCTTCTTATAGGATCGACCGTGGAAATCCCTCTTACCCTTGTCGTATGATGAAAGGGAACTCATATCGAATTGGTCCCCAATATTCACAACAACATCAGGCTTTACATCAATAATCAACTGGCTAAGCCAATCTGCACGATCATTGTTAAAGTCAGGATGGGAGTGACTATCGGGAATAATAATATATGTCTTACTCAAATGTCATCCTCTTCGTCACCTACATCAGGTGCTTCTTCGACAGCAATCCATTGTGAATATACTGCAATATTACGACGTGTAGTACGAATCTCTTGTCGGGTTTCACGGTGGAAATACATATCCCCTGTTGTAACAGGTGCAGTAGTCGGTACGCCCCAACCAGATACTCGGGTTGCCGTCGGACGGGCTGTAATAATTGGATTATCTATAACTTCTTCACCATTGCGATAGAAATAGGCACGTCCTTCATAGATTTCAAATCCATCAGCGTTAATGTCTATTTCATGAGCCATCAAGCTCACAGGGTCGATTGAAATAATTAGACGATATCTCATTTAAGTTTATCCTCTGGAAATTCTTTAATTGAAAACTCAAAACCATTACGAGCGGCCCACTCTGACTGTTTGTAATAGCCACCACGTTTACGTTTCTTAACGCCACCAATTCGACCATCTGCATAGAACACAACAAAGATTTCCTTATCAGGGTGTTGTGCTTTAACAGCTACCATCTTTTGTCTGGTATGTTGATCGAACTGTCGTCCATTACCTTTAGCCTCTACATAGAGTTTACGACCATCTTTGAATGTAATAACGAAGTCGGGACGGTACTTAGCAGTAATAACGTACTCTAATTCTTCCGGTTCGTATTCAATAACGGCACCCTTAGGTAGCATAGCCTCGATTTGCTTATAAAGGTCGTATTCAAATTCCGAGTGAATCGTTCTCCCGTTCAGCTTTTGTGTAAACTTTTTCTTTCTAGCCATTAAACCTCATTCTTAGGGGCCCACAAGATGACCTCTCCGGTTTGAAAATTGTAATCTGTAGCCCTAAGGATACGAGCCAATCGGGCTTGCTTGAGGGCATCCTCTTCTGTGAGTTTCTTTTTCTCAAAAGTCTTTACCACTGCTTCCCATGAACAATCTTTGTCAAGAATTTCTTTAGCCTTAACAGGTCCGATACCCGGACAACCACTATAGCCATCTACAGTATCACCAATGAGTGTCTGATACAGATGCCAATAGTCAGCTTCTTGTTCTGAGATTTGTTGCAATTCACCCCCATGAATAAGAAATCCAGGGATGGTTTTCATGTCTTTATCAATGGACACAATGATTGTATTTTCCATTGAAGTGGAAAGGATACCCATTACGTCATCACCCTCTAGTCCGGGCATAACACGGGCACCTTTTTCTTGTAGCATCCACTCTCGCACAGGCTTCAGCACGAGAGGTCGCTTCATAGAAGCTCGATTACCTTTATAAGTAGGCTCAACATCTTTTCGAAAATTGTGAGTATCAGACAGACAAAGGATTACTTCATCTGCCTCATGCTCTTCGATTAGATTGCTGATTGCTTCCTCAATAGACTTAGTGACCTTATTAAAGTCACAATACCAAGTCCAGTAACCGGGTTCTACTTCTGTAGCGACCTCATGATAAGCTGCGTGAGTGTACGCCAGTACGTCAGCGTCCACTAAGAGTGTTGTCATTCAATAACTTCTACTGGAATAACCTGAACGGTTTCACCTTGCTCTCGGAGGCTTTCAGCATACCCTTCAGCAAAGCTTTCAACGTTGTCTACATCTTCCCACTGTCGAATGAAGATCCAGAAATCATCCTCATCCAACCCTGACAGATATACCATCAGGGCGTCATTATCGTATTCGATCAAGTATTCTCTATACATATTCACCTTACCACGGAATGTCATCGTTAAGGTCATCCTTGAGATCAACCTTATCTTCTACCTTTTCCTTCTTATTGAAGACTTTCTCAATAGCATTCTTCTTGGGTTCCTCCTTCTTAGGAGTTTCTTCCTTTTCTTCAGAAGGATCTTCTACGTATTCAACCAACTCAAGAATATTAAGACCTTCCAGTCGGTGGCCCTTACCCTTAGCTGTGTCATACACACAGATGTTAACAAAGGCTACAGAACCATTTCCAATGAGTTCCTTTTCACCTTCTTCATGAACACCACCAGTATATTCACCCTTTGTGTACTGACGAAGGATTGCACCTTCGCTATCCCTGTAGGCAACCTTAACCTGACCAGTAATCTGCGGTGGACAGAAGACGACAAGGTTATCACCAATTACCTTCTTGGTAGGACGACGAACAGTAATGAACTTACCATCACCATCCTTGTCATCCTTAATCTCAAGGCTAAGACCAGCCCTCTTAAACTTTTCCCACTCTTTATCGTCAACCGGGAAGATGTTTACCTTCCAACGCTCTGCGCCAGCAAACGAGTCCGGATCATAAACCTGTGCCCACTTGAGGCGGCATTTCAATGTAACATAAGTAGTAGCCAAATTATTTTTCCTTTAGTGAATGTCTGAATAGCGATCACCGAACTGTACGTCGATGCCCAACTCTCTGTTTAGATTTAGTTCAGTATTAAGTTCTGCAATTGCATCCCGAAGGAGCTTCTCACATGCTTCTCTATGACCCTTCTTAACACACAGAACGATTTCATCGTGGAACTGTGCAGTAAGTTGAGGGCGCTTATCAAGTACCTTCTTAACCCATAGATCAAAGACATACGATGCTGTACCTTGAACAAGAGTAGAGAAGATATCCTTTTCGTATCGGAGGGAATACCACAGCTTAGATACAGGATTGAACAACCACATTTGGTCGCCCCGCATCTTTACCGTCTGTTCCCCAACTACAGCCTTGATAGCCCAATTGAGTTCCCAATAAGCGTTAAATAGTGCAGTAGCTGCTGTACGATCAATACCACAAGTAATCATCAAACGAGGAATACCTGCTCCGTATTGACATGCATAGTTACCGTTCTTTGCAATATCTCTAACTGGCTTGTGCTTCTTATCCCCATTCTTGTATGCTTGAATCTCTTCTTGTGTCAGCATCTTAGCAATACCAGCGATGATCAGGTGGGGATCGAAGTCCGGCTGGTTCATCGAGTGGACATACTCAGGATCATGTGGAAAAATGAAGTGTTGTTTAATACGATCCTCTAGGGAGGCCATATCACTACCACACAACTCATGATCTTCTGGTGCTGTTAGAGCAGATCTGATTGGGTCAGCAAAAAGCTTACCAACCTTTGGTAGATTAACTACCGTAGTATGTTGAAAACGAAGTGTGTTTGTGAACCCTTTAATCTGAGCCTTAATCCAACCATCCTCTTGATCCCTAAGAAATCCCTTAAGGATACCAATCCTATGGCTAAGGACAGACAACCCCTCCAACAATTCAAGAGAGGGTTCTACTTCGTATAGAGCAATGATGGAAGGACAGATACCCTTACCTTGATCCAAATTGATCTGTGGGATATCTTTTGTTTCACCAGTAGTCTTGTTTTTGGTATGCTTAAATGTCCTAGGTTTCCATCCTAGGGAATACAACCAATTCTTAAGCTGGTCTGATGAGTTTGGATTACCATCTTCGTAACCTTTGATGATTTCCACTTCTCCCTCGTAGTCAGGGGGTAGTCCCTTCTCCGATAGGAGTTTAATCCATTCCATTCCTAGTTTTGAATATGTACCGTCAATATTAATAAATCGTTTTGGACGGGACTTCACTTGAATAGTAGGAACCTTAGGCATAGCTGCTTGAAGTGCAGTTACCTTTTCTTCCTTAATCTTTTCAAGTTCAGCAAGGGCAGTTCTTGTCTGTTCTACATCAAGCTTCCATTGACTTTCTTCTTGGAGCCTTGCACAATGCATCTTCAGTGCAAGGTAGTCTAGCAGTCTCCAGATCTCTTCATTGGAGCCATACAAGTCAAGAAGGTACTGATACATATCGTTCCAAAGACGGATATTAATTTCCACATCTTCTGAACAACGATGCTCATACTCTTCTTGAGTTTGATTGACCCAATCAGTGATGACAGGTTTAGGTCTTCCGTAATATTCACCCCAACTTTCAAGACCATGTCTAGGTCTATTTGGATACAAATACCATGACAAGGCAAGAGTATCCACGAGTTTGGCTTTGATCTTGATATCCAGAAGCCTCTCAAGAGTTGGAATATCAAATCGGGTGATATTATGCCCGACAAGAATATCCGCCTCCGTGAGAAGCTTCCTCATTTTATTGTATTGAGATGTAACGTGTACCTTAGCTGACTTTGGATTACCTGCTGCTAGACAGTGTAGCTTTGTTGGTGTTAGGCTATCACCTTCGCAGTCAAATACCCAAATCTTAGTCATTATCCCTTTCTTCTGAACGTTCGTGATACAACACGAGTTCCTTACCTATAAAGTATCCTCCAATAACTCCTGCTGCCAACAGGAAACCCCAAGCGAGTTCTATCATTCGGATAGCAGCCGTTCGAAGACAGAAGGCTCGTCCTTCTTGACAGACTTACGAAGCAAGATTGAACCCTTCTCACTTTGGAAGAAGAACTGACCATAAGCCATACGCTTTAGATCAGTACTACGGAAGAAGACTTCCTTGTAGCTATCAGAATTAAACTCTTCGTAACTCTCATCGTCGTCGTCATTATCAGAAATGACAGTCTTTTTGGCAAGCTGGTCACGCACCGCCTTTATCTTATCCCCTGATTCCACCTTTTCCTTTGAAAGGAACAAGTGAACACCTTCAGTCGGGTAGAAGGAAACCTTCTTCTGATCTACCTTCCAACCTTCTGCCATTTCAGGCAGGTCAACCTCAAGGATATCAGCAGTAATTGCACCACCATCAGATTTAACGTTCAGGTACTTAAGTACTTCACTGATCGGTTCATCATAACGGTTCATTTCTTCCACGATAGCCTTAAGCATATCGAAGTTGAAACGTAGGAAGTTCATAGAGAACGTTACGACACTATCGATCCGACCCTTGTTATTCAGACGATCTTCACAATACTCACGAACGAAGCTTTCTTCCAGACCTTCATACTTGAACGAATAGTAGAAGCGACCGGGACGATTCTTCATAAAGTCATTAACAAGCATGTAATTGTTTAGAGTGATCACAAACAGCTTCTTATTGCTGTACGTACCATCCAACAAGGTGAGCAGTCGATTCTGTGCATCCTTATCGTAGTTCTTTTCGAACTCATCAAAGATGATAAGACAAGGTTGATCAATGGCACTGATAAAGTTATTGAAAGCATCACCAGAGTAGCCAGAGTTCACAAGAAGGGTGAGGACACCAGCAGGACGTAGCTTATCCGAAAGGAGCTTTGCAAGCATAGTCTTCCCGGAGCCCTTCTCACCCTGAAGGATGATACCAGTGGAACCTGCACGATCATTGAAAGTGTCGATTACACGGTTGGCACGTTGGTTTGCTTCACCATATACCTTGAAGTCAATTACCTGATCCTGAACACGTTCAAGGAAGAAACCACGCTTCATGTCGAATTGGACGAGATAAGTTCCAATAGGAAGTTCTCGTCGAATATCAATGTTCTCTTCGTTGGTGATATCGAAGGAGTTACCACTTTTAAGGTAGAAAGTCATTAAAGTACCCTTTGGGTTTCGTGTGTCGAATAAACGTTTAGAATATCTTGTGTGTTGAACGTATCCTTCTTAGGCTTTCGTCCAATGTACTTGATCTTATTGTGCTTCAAATATTCATCTTTAAGTGCCTGAAGTTCTTCAGTATTCAATCTAATTTCCTAATGTCTATATGTATAATTATACCATGTATATGGCAGGCGGTCAATACTTATTTATAACATTCTCCAAAGACCTTCACCCGGAGGCTATGGAGTTCCACAACCAGCCATACCAACTGCTAGTACTGCAAGACATAGCATCATTAACCAAAATGCTACCTTTTTATCAGCCATTAGTATCCAAGCTCTCTTTTAAGTTTGAAAAACTCTTCTTCTTTCTTACGACGTGCAACATTTTTTTGTTTTTGCTCTTCTTCGTATTTGCGTTGAGCTTCTTCTAGCTTAAGGCGCTGTTGATATTCCTCGTCAGTCTCTTCCTCATAGTAAGAAACTTCATATGAGACATCTTCATACCCAGTCCACTCATCTTCTAAAAATAATTCTTTTCCTGGATACTTTTCTTTGATTTGATTAAGATACTTGATTACCTCGTCAACCGCGTCAAAGATAGTTGGAGAATAATCTACAATCCTCCGCTTTTGCTGTTTTGTCACAATTCCAACCCTTTTGTTCTTGGATCAATAAGCATAAGTTTTTCCTCGTCATAAAGGCCATAACCGGCAGGACCTTCCTTGGCCCCAATTAGTCGTGCCTTCTCCACAAGGATCATAGTCTTTAGTCGTTCAGTAGGGTCTTCAGAAGTCTTGTTACGAGCAAGAGAGATAACCGTGTTGGCTACCTTAGTGATATTACGAGAACCTCGTGTAAGGCCATCGTCGTTAACGTGAGAGATCATCACAAGGCAGAATCCCAACTCTTTTGCAAGCATCTTCAGTGCCTGAGAGATACGATCCAACCTCTTACGTTCATCATCACCCTTCTCTGCGTTGCCAGTAGCAAGCCATGAGATATGGTCGAAGAAGATTACTTGTGCACCACAAGCAGCAACCATAAAGCGCATGTTGTTAATGAAGGCATCTTCGTCCTCAACATCAAAGGAAGAGTGGAGAACAAAACGGTTCTCGTCATCACCCATGATCTTTTGGAGGATATCAACGACTTCATCATCTTCTACATTACTCTCGGGGTGTAGGATTGGTTGTTCAACAAAATAACCAGCCATTGCCCTAAGAGTAGTCCCATTGTCTTCTTCCAGATGGATAAGACCAACAGGATGCTTGGTAGTTTTCAGAACGTGGTTTTCAAGAGCCCTAAAGAATTCCGTCTTACCCACACCTTCAGGTGCCTTAATAACTACAACCTCTGCCCTATGCAGACCAAACAACATAGACTGCAACTGTTCAAAGGGGTAGTCAGCAAGTTTCTCTTCTCGTCTATTCTTTAGAGCTTGACGAAACTCAGACATAGTAGATAGAAGATTATCAGGTGTATACCTTCGTACTCCCTTCCAAGCATCATAATACTCTTTCCCCATATCCTTTTGAAGATATGAGTTGGCATCTTTGTCCTTATGGAGACATAGGTTAAATACCTTCTTAAAATCAAAGAGTGAAGCTACTTTCTTAGCAGCCTCTTGTCCTGCTTCATCATTGTCGAAATTGATAATGATCTTGTCGAAAGAGTTGATGTAATCATGCTCTGCAATACAATCAGCTTTGGCTGATGAAGAACTACGAACAGAGACAGCAGCAGTTTCATCACCTACCATTTGCAGGACAGAAGCAGCATCATATTCACCCTCGGTGATGGTAATAGCCTTTCGACTACCTTTATCAAAGAGGTTCTTCCCAAACAAGGAAGCATCCTTCATGGGACCTTGGGTACGGAATTTCTTCTCTGCTAGGTTCCTGATCTTGATGGACCCATTCGGATAGAAGAACGCAGTCTCAATAGGGGTTCCCTCATAGAACTTCGTCTGGATATTGAAACGCTCCAGAGTTCTTTTGTTGAGTCCACGGTGGGGGTACGTTTCCGTGGTGAACTTGCTCTTATCCCACTCTTCTTCTTTCTCATTTACAAATAGCTTTCCCCCGCACTTGCCAGAGAAACAAAAGCCCTTACCTGCATCATCAATGGCGTAGGCATCACTAGAGTTTCCACAAGGGCAGGGTAATCCTGTTTTAACAAAATTGCCCAAATCTAATCCTTAATTAATTCACCTTAAAATACTTTGGATACTTATGTAGACTCTTTAAATGATTACAATACAAAATTGCATCGTTATATGTAGTGTGTCGTCTGTCATTACCACACCAATCAGTCTCATTCTCCCACCAAGGCCACCATTTTCGTTTATACTGGACAATAAAGGTGTAAGAATTCTCTTGCTTAATTCTGTACTTCATCTTCATCCTGATCCATATAGGCATAATCACGCCTTTGGTCTTCAATCACTTCTTCACAATCAATACAGATATGATGAGAAGGATCATTGGGATCGTACGTGAAGGATAGATTACTTTCATAATCCCCTAGATTAGTCTCAATGGACTCGTTATCCACCTTATTGCAGATGGAACATCTATGGGAACCTCCCGACAACATCGTCTTAGACTTATTAAGTGTACTAAGGAATGTCGGAAGGTCTGACTTCTTGTTCTGTTTCTGTGTCATTAGTATAATTGTACCATGTTTTAAAAGGGTTTGTCAATATGCATTACAAAGAAAATTTATAATTATGTAAGCTTCGCTGACATTACAGTGTCAACGTAGTTGTACACAACCTTTGGACGGGCTCAAATGTCATCATCTGCGTCACCTGATTGTTCAGGATCATATGTTTTGTATGCAGAAATGAAACGATTTGCTCGGAATGGAGTATCCATAGTATCAAATCTGTGAATACCAAATAGCCTTACACATAAATTATTTTGTCCTGTGTAGTGATCAACAAAGTGTCCTAACCACCTTATTTGATATATTTGATCTTCGATCAACTCATCCTTAATTCCAGAGTTGTCGATACAAGTAATCCAATCCCCGATCTTAAATGTCGTCATCTGTGTCACCATTTTGTTCAGGTGAGTATTCGACAGTTACATGAGTGATATCACGCTGGAAAACGTATACATCTTGACTCCAAGTGGTGATATCATCTCTTTTAACATTAAAGATATTAAACTCAGGATTTGATTTTCTCTCTTCAACCAAATCAGTTATCACACCAAATACAGGGGGAGTACTATTGGGCCAACTGCTTGGATGCCATCTGATCCAATCTCCAACTTTAAATGTCCTCATCAGTATCCCCATTCTGTTCAGGTGAATAGGATTTGACACTTATTTTAAGAAACTCCTTCTTAACCCACCTACCAGAAGTCTCAATCATTTTAGTGGTTGTTCCATCCCAATCATTCTCTTCTTCTTGAAAATATTCAGGAAGATAAGTAGTGGAAGAGTATCCACCATCGTCAGCGAATTGAATTCGTTGAGGTTTCTGCCATTCAAAAGCCTTCTTCGGAGGTTTTCCGTTTGTGTCGTAATATTCAAAGTGTTGAAGATAAACACCGTATATCTTATTACGGAAAGTGACCTCTTCATCCGTATCTTCGTCGTACTTATAGTCTTCAAAATCATTGATAGCAACTACAATACCACGTCCACGGCATTTAAGATTTTTCTTGTCAAGGCGGTGAAACTCTTCAAATTCTACGAAAGTTCCGAGGGGGAATTCTTCAAATGTCGTCATCCTCATCTCCGGGCTGATCTTTATAATATTGTACAGGATCAAATAGTGATTTTACTCGATCACAATCGACCCTAAAAGAAGGGTTAAATTTGAATGCATTATCCACTTCTCGCCTTAACGAGTATTCTCTAACAGGAAATGGACGGTTGAAAATATCATTCAAAAAGATATTCCAAGTTGAGTAATCGTGGTAATGACATATAACTCGGTAAATAATATCTGATCGACCATCAACTATCACTTTAGTGTGTAGTGGATATACTACAGGCTTCTTTTTCTTCTTAAATATCTTCATCATTAGCTCCGCCAATTCCAGATGCGACTAGATGTCGTCATCAGTATCCCCATTCTGTGATGGGTCATAAGCCCTAATACCCGGTAGAAGATTTCGACTGCGTCTAGGGACAAGAACACTTTGCGGACAATGTTGACTTGCTCCACCCAGTCCTTGTCTATAAATATGACGGCCACAAGTCCAGTGGTATCTGGAAGAGCAATCATCATCAACTTTTACAACCCAATCACCGTCATTATACCAATACGTACCTACGATTTCACCCGTAATCTTATAGGCCTTTCCGTGATTACGGTTTGTATATTGGATGCGATCTCCAATTTGAAATGCCATTTCTTATATACCTCTTAAAAATAGTAGGCTTCTAAACCACTTGGATATCGAATTCTGCTTGCATTTTCAGACCTATCGCCATAGAGGGCTTGATCCATATAAAAATTTATATCGACCGTGTACATCCATGCCTTGACATGTTTGCCCTTTGCTTGTTGATCAAAGTCAACGAAATGAAGCTCACGATTAACACCTTGAGTGTTACCTTCATGCTTATCAATCTTAGTCAACAAACGAAGAGGGACACCATAGATATCTCCCTCTACTGCACGAAGATCATTTTCAGAGAACACATGGTTAATATCTCTCCAAAGACTTCTGTCCTTCTTGGGAAGTTGGAACAGGAGAGGTTCAGGACGAGAACCAAACCCCGGCTCATACTCCAACGTCTTCATGATGAAGTCATCTTTCCAAGAGATGCCCTTACCATACCAGTTAGCACCTTCAAGAAGATGATTTTGTGCATGAGCCCTCCTTAGATTGCCAGTAACAAAGATAATGAACTCATCTGTGTTACATCTATTCAAATCTTGGAAATCAGGGGTGTACTCATTACACCGTTCAAGTACTTCCCAAGGATTGTAATCAAGCGGCTTCCGCGATACGGCCATTCTTATCTTCCTTTGCGATCTGTTGCAGACGTGCCTGTGCCTTATCCTTCGTCTTCTGAAGGAAAGCAATATGAACAGACTGCTTCTTGATAACTTCAGCCATATGCTGGATCAATGCACCAGCAGTGAACTCACCCTCATTGGCAATCCAACTGCACCATTCGTCATAGGTCAAGGCGGAGAACTTGGCCACGTCTTTAGGGTCGTCCAAATCCCAACGATCCACAACATCAGTAACCGCCTTAAGGATACGGGGGTCCTTCGACGTATTGGCACCGTTCCACACCTTGAGCGGACTAGTGGAGGTAGTATTCCCCCCTGTATTCCCTCCAGTGTTCGAAGAGTGGAGAAAAGGGGCATTCTTCCGATCTTCCGCCTCCTTTGCCTTACGAGCCTCTTCACGACGATTGTGTTCAGGCCCACGACTTACCCTTGTAATATATTCAGTCGTAGAGATCCAAATCTTAGGGGCATTTTCATCGTCTTGCTTGTATTCAGACCAGCCTGACCCAAACCGCATGACAGGAAGGTCATCAGCAATCAGAAGACCCTTCGAGTTGTATGTCCAATGCTTCTCAAGAATAAGCTTCCAGAACTCAGCATCGGTGTAATCACCCCGACCATGTTCCCCTTCCCAACGAAGAAGTCCCGGCTGAAGGATCTTTTCACAGAACTCAAGGGTATCTGATTTCCCTTCGGTCCCATATGTACCGTAACTGGACAATGTACCGTTGTGGCAGAACCAAACATTACGCTTACTAGAGTTATAAGCATTGAACGGTTGGGTGTTCTGCTCACTCGTCCCACCCCTAGTGCTATAACGGACGTGAAGAACACGTTCAATGTCCTTATTAGCTTCAAGGAGAGTCCAGATTTCTTCGGGATCATTACCCTTTTCATCCAACTTCTTAATCACTTGAATCCGTCCATTCCCGTCTTTCAGGATCAAACCATAGCCATGCCAATTATTCCAAACGGCATTGTACAAATGGTCCTTGTCGGGCATAGCACCAGGGGTGAAGTGGAAAATCGTGCACAAATTACTATTCCTTGTGTCTGTTAAAGTGTCTAAATGTCTTCATCAGTATCACCCGACTGTTCAGGTGAATACTTGACAATAATTCGTTCGAGTGCATTGGGTTCAACTAGCCAGTCAAAATCATGTTCTCTAGCTCGGTCATCCCTTACTCTTACAGCAGTCTTACCCTCCATTCCAGTGACTATAACTATATCACCAGTTTTCAATGGTGCCGATGAGGGACGATCTTCAATAACCCTTACTTGTTCACCAGGTTCAAATATCTTCATCTATGTCACCATTCTGATCAGGTGAATAAGGTTTGATTACCTGATGGGGTTTCCACCATTGTTCATCACTATTCCAATGCTGAAGTTTTCCAACTGGATAAGAATTGGGCGCATTAGTCTCGATACATTCACCCCATGCGGGATATAAAGAATGTTTATGAAACTTTACGATAATAATGGTGGAGCCTTTGTTAGCCCCAGGAGCTGGAGTATCACTCCCTCCCCCACACCATTTGTAGATACCTTCCACTAGATCCTCCCAAAGGCATTAGCATAGTTGGTAACAGTAGTACCTACAAGACCCGGAGCCGTGTTGACTTCAAGTACGAATGCCTGTGACTCACGCTCATTGTAGATTACATCCGCTGCACCAAAGTCAAGACCAAGTGCATTTACTGCTGCAACACCAGCATCAAGAACAGACTGTGGGGGAGTACGACCATCGTTACGTACAAAGACGAAACCATTGGCAAGGTTACGTACCATCCAATTGACATCTTCCTGACCACGAAATTCCTCACGGAGGCCCTTCCGCTGTACGTCAATTACCTGATTGCGCAGGACATGCACACGATATTCATCCTTCTTCTTTTTGTACTTGACATAAAGATTAGCACGAACGTCCCAAGTATCTCCCTGTTCAGGGTCCATGATGACAATACCACGACCAGAATGTCCACGAAGGACAGTACGAGCCATGACTGTTTCATCAGCTTCAAGCCAACGATGAGCTTCGGCGATATCAGTGGTAAATTCCGGAATAGGAACACCAGCAGCTTGAAAAGCACGAAATGCCTGAAGCTTATCAGATGCCACATCAACACGTTCAGGATGATTAAGAACGCGGCAGTTCAACAAGGTTTCCGGTGCACTCTCACGAACCTTCTGAAGACCTGCACCCCAATTGATGATAGTTTTATCAGGCTTTCCACGGAAGTTAGAACCATGGTGCTTGATGCGGGGAACACTAAGGGCACGAGCCAGTTCCTTAGAACCTTCGGAATGCTGATTGTATGCGAACATTGCAGTAATAGACATTTCAAATATCTCCGTCTTCATCGCCATTCTGTTCAGGCGAATACTTTGTTAACTTGTAGAGCTTTTCAATTTTATGTCGAGATACTACCGATTTATACCACTCATGGGCTCCACCCGGTTCATCTTTATCTCGGTCGAGATAATTAAACCCGTCCACTCTTACTCTTATTTGCCAGTCACGAGAATTAGTAATTACGGAAACCACCTCTCCTTTGACAATGCCATCTTCCGGAATGGGATTAATCAATGAACGGTTTGATTTTATATCCCAAAATATACTATTAAGGTTTAGGATATCTCCGACTTGGAATTCAGATGTCATATTTGCCCTCGCAAATTTCAAGATATCCTTCAGATATCATCATCTTCGTCACCATTTTGATCAGGTGAATAGGGTTTATGCAGAAGGCTTAACTTATTTTCTGGGAACCAATACCCATAAGAATAGTTCTTCAACCTCCTATTTATACTATCACCAGTAAAGTATTCACTTATGTACTTCATACATGTGTCAGACAGATAGAGATAATGATGAAAATGACTACTCCCATTGTCGAGAAGTACTCCAAAAGGGTGTGCACTATATGCTGGATCTTCCATTTCAGAGATAGCAACAATAGTGCCAGTATACTCTTTATGAGAACCCATATATGGCTTACATACTACACGATCACCAAGATTAAACATCTGCTGTTGCCTCAATAGTACGCACATTATTATTCCGAAGATGATACATCTCCGAGATAACAGTACGTTCATGTTCCGAAACTACATCAAAAGGAGAACCAAACTTCTCAATAGAAAGTTCATCGAGAGGTTTCTTGAGCTTTTCCTTATAGATTGGCTTGATCTTGAGAATACCAAACTTCTTCCAATCGGTAGTGATGGAAGCAAACTTGGCAGCATACGTGAGATTTACCTTGCAAAGATTTTCCGTTTCCTTCCCCTGCTTCAATACATTTGCATGTTCTTGGAACACAAGATCAACAAAAGCATTAGCACCAAGGCGCTTATACTCAAGGATGATCTTAACAGGATCAAGGTTAGGACGCTTTGCATACTCCTTCATCTTCAGAAGGATTTCAGCCCACTGAAAGATGATACGTTTGTCAGTCTCACCACGGAAAGAACGTACCTCTGCTGTCCCAAGAGTGGTAAGATTTGCCATATTAAGCGCAGCATACTTGCAACGTTCTGATGACAACCCAAGTCTGCCAAACATTCTCTTGTTGACCATCTTGAGAAGGTTCTCAAACTGAGTTACTGCACCCTCTGCATCCATCATCGGGAGACAAAACAAGTTAGACAGACGATCAGGACCACTATACCGAATGAGAAGATTCTCCACGATGGCATAGGTTGTCATGAAATTGACCAAGCTAAGGAAAGTCTCATTCAAGAAGTTCAGATGAACGTGAACCGAAGTAGAGATACTATCCTTGCGGAACTCGTACGTCTTGTTTACGCCATCAAACTCATCGAGGGCTAGTGACAATCCCTTCAAGTCGAGAGGCTCCTTGAGAATGTATTCAACCCCGTAATCACGAAGAGATCCATCCTTCTTGGCCACCCAATATTTCAATCGGGGGTATTCATACCTCTTACTGCTATCCACTTCAGTTTCAATTTCGACACCAAAGTCACCAGTGTATCGCTTACCGCCGAACTTACCAGTTTGCTTGAAGATGTCGTAAATATTCGACAGTTCTTTCATGTTATACCTCGACTACAGTCCAACCAGGGACTTCCTCAATCACATCCTTATAGATGAAAGAGAGTTCACTCTTGGGAATGTTGATCGTAGTGCTACCCACACGCATAGTTCCAACTTCTTCTTCCTTGACAAAGATAGAATAGTTAGCACCTACGCGCTTGAGAGCCACATTACGTGATACAGCAGCAGATGCCCATCCACCTTTGATAAGCATTTCTTGTGCAGATACCACAGTTGGATACTTGTTCATCACACAATCAACCAATCCTTGGCACTGTTGAAGACTACCAAAGTTGATCGAACCCTCTTCACCAAGAGTTTTCTGTGTGAGATAGCTGATTTCAACACCTTGCTTGAACCGACGGAGAGGTTCACGCTTAAGATATACAGCCAACTTCTTTCGGCCTGCAAAATTCACATAGCCGAGAGGAATGGAACTAATATCTAGATCAGCATCATCCGGTTCCACACGTCGGATGAGTTCTCCCTTGACCAAATCAACTAGACCAATAGTACCAGTTGAATCCACCTCTGCAATAAACGGAGTACCCTTATGACGGATAATCGTATGGTGCAGACGTGCACGAATGTCATCACCTTTATACTTATTGCGCATTGTTAGTCCTTAAATATCCTCATCCGTATCGCCATTCTGTTCAGGCGAGTATGGTTTTGTTTTAGCCTTTATATAAATTTTATGCGTCTTACGGCTAATATGAGTTCCAGCACCTGTTGGTATATGATTCCACGGATAATCCGAAAATCTTGCCCAAACTCTATTCTCTCCATGAAGTTTCGATATCATGGCTTCTGCGGAGTTATGAGTCACATATCCATAACGAATACGTGAAAGATCACCAGTATGCCATGGATCTCTTACATAGAGGATTTCATCCCCTTCTTTAAGTTCAACGGATTTGTCGAGGGGGACATAACCTTCTGGAATTTTAACCATAGGATTACATTCCCGTAATCTCTTGAAGGGTAGTACGGACCTCATTGAACATCTTCCGTCGAAGCTTTTCTTCACTCACCCACACATTAGAAGGGGCACGAAGTTCTACTCCATACTTCTTGGGACGGAAGGAACCACTGTGGCCATAATACCTCAACCGCTCCTGCTCATCTTGGGTATTGGGGGAGAAGGATAACAGGTGTGCATTATAGAACCCCTGCGCAATATAGAGGCAATCCTCGAAGTGGTCTCGAACAGTAGGATCATCAACGTTAGTCCAACCAATATGGACATGGCCAGCCGCAGTACGAATGGGACGATCTTCCAGACGCATGATGGGGTTTTCATTCACTTCCCCATGAACATTAAAGTCCGGATCACATCCAAGCACCTTCGCCTGATCAGGTACGCTCGACCAAACACGTTCAGAGAACTTCGCCAGAGGTACAAAACGAAGAATGAGGTCTTTGTCAACCTTTTTCACCATTTCATCCATCTGTTTCAACACAGTTTCAATGTTCCGATTGAACTGATCTTCTGTTTCAGCAGGATCAATGTTGAACTCAGCAGCTACACCATCCGGCTGAACTGCGCCACACTCTACCTGAAACGGAGATTTCTTCGACCCAGGAATAATATCGTGAGCAGAGATAAAAGTCCCTGCCTTGTCAACAATAAAAAGTTCCGGATCAGCACCCAAAAGAATTGCCATTTATGCATTTTCCTTTAAAACGTTAAGTGGATCACACTCTTCGCAATAATGCTTCTGCATTGAAGAGTCCCACCGAGGATAACCTTTAAGACCCCGACGAGAATAATTTGTCTCAATCAGGTTCATTGTCTTAGCTCCACACGCACATTTGGAGAAAAATGACTTAATCTTCCCGTTTTCTTGTGATTTCGGAAAGTCAACTACATTATTTTTATTGGCAGGAGTAATTTTCTCTTGCTTTAATGGATAAGAGTACTCAGGAGCAGTCCAACCAAAGGCATGTTGATCCTCTTTTGACTTAACCTGAGGTACAGACGTAGGCTTAAAAGGGGCCTCGTCCTTCTTTTCCTCCTTCTTCTCCAACTCTGGCTTGAAAAGGTGAGTTACCTTCATACAATCCAGCGCAGCCTTCTTACAGGAAATCTCCGAAGGGACAACCTTTAAAAGTTTATGGGGAAGAAGATTGAAATACTTGGCATTAACACCATGCCTGTTCAAGACGAACTTGAGCATTTCCTTTTCAGATGCCCAATACATCACATTACGATCTTCCAAAAAAGCAAGAGCTAGTGTTCGCTTCTCATTTCGACCGAAATATAATGCACCATCAGTGCGATCATAGATAACAACTGCATATGCACTGTCGTCATTCAACTCACTGATGACAGGAATGATCCCACGATTGTTCATATCGCGGAACATAAGTTCACTGTCCGTCTTATCCTTGTCCTGATACTTCTGATCCTTCAGTGTACCATTATGGGCACCAACAAAACGTTCAACAATGAAGGGATGAGAGTTAGCACTACAGATACGACCACGAGTAGCAGCACGAACGTGCATCATGATGATATCACAGGATACGTTATTCAACACATCCTTATATGCTTTGTCCCAATCAATCTCATCCAACATAGTACTGAAATTTTCAGAAGTTTTGTAGATGAAAGAGTTGTTAAACTTTTGGTTTCGACGAGCAGAAGAAATTTGAAAAACTCCTGCACCATCTCTTCCCCGAATTTGCGACAAGATGCCGAGGTTACGGGCGATAGACAAGTCTTGGGCATTAATTCCTGGGCCAGCTAACCCTGCGTGTCCACACAAATCGCAATTCCTTTTTTAAATGTCATCATCAGTATCACCCGATTGTTCAGGTGAATACGGTCTTACGACCTGTTTGAATCTCCAAGGGTAAGCATTAGGGATTACATCACCAGTTTTAAGTTCAGTTACAGGGACTGTCTGGTATTTATGACCATACCTTTCTGTTTCTCCAAAACTTAATTGCTCCCATTGATGATCTGTATAGGATGGTCCTGAAAGATAACCTTCGTGTGGAATGTCAATCTCATAAAGCTCACCCACGATCAGACGACCGCTATATGTACTCACTGCTTCAACTATTACTTTCATCGGAGCAACCCCACAAGAGCAAGGAAATGAGACTTCTGGCTGTAATCCCTAGCCCTTTCAGGACGAGGTTGATAACAAAGACAATTGGTGTCGTCATACCAAACGATCTCTGATTCAAACTTAGGAAATACCACGGGGTTAATACCTTCACGATAGAAGGCTTTCCCTACATTTTCAGAGTACCCCAAGATTTCAGCCTTGTCAGTTGGAATCATCATCTGATGGTGAGTGCTATCTACACGCATCAAACTATGGTCCAAGGTATTATAGATGTAGTGATCACCTACATGCCCACTCACATGCTGATAGAGCTTACCTCCATTCATCACATTAAGGAACTGAGCCCCTCGTCCAATACCCACCTTCAACTGCTTCTTACGAGTTGCCCGCCAGACCTCACAGTCCAACTTATCCCTCATAAGATTTAGGTTGACAGTTCTGTGAGCTTTCGTCTCACCATAAAGTTCAGGATTAACATCCTCACCTCCAGGAAAAACTACAATATCAGCGTTCTCTGCACGAGAAATGATACTGAAATTCTCATCAGAAAATAGTTTAGCGACTTCTCGGTCGTGAGTTGAAAACCCAACTGTAATTGACATTAAGTATCCTCATATGTCATCGTCAGTGTTACCGTTTTGATCAGGTGAATACGGTTTAATCGAATCAACTTTTTTGAGAAAATCCATCCGACATAGATATCCATCCGGATTATAACGGCCATCGTAACTTAATAGGTATTCTCTTATTTCAGGGGTTTCCCATCTGATCACCGCCATATCCGAAAACTCTTTTATTGCGAGGATCACCCCCTCGCCGGAGATACGAGACGAAAAAGCCCCATGATAAGAGATTCGATCCCCTGTCTTTAAACGAGTTCGTTCTTCCAACGTTCCTGCTCCATACGGATCTGACGGAGGGAAAGGTTCAACCAAGCATCACCACGGTTCTGCCATGTGTACAGGTCAATACCAAACTTCATCTTGATATGGCGACGAGCCACTTCAGGAGAAACGAGAAGAACTTCACCAACAGGGTTGTCCAAGATAGCATTCTGCTGAACGATCTTATTGACCTTGAGGTTCTTGATAGCTTCGAACTTCTGACGAGCAGGGTCAGGCTTCTTCGGAGGATCGATCTTGTCCCGAAGTTCAATCAACTCCTTGTGGAATGCGTTAAGGCTCTCTTCATACTTGGTAGGATTAGTAGCCCACAAGGCAAGATCACCAGTCTCCTTATGGCGATGTGCGTCGTTATCCTTCTTAGTGCCAACGTAAACTCTCTCAAATCCACACTTCGGCATGAACTCGTCAAGACCATAGTTGTCGATCTGATTCTGTGTAGTGAACGCATGAAGGATAGCAAAGTCACGCTTGAACCCTCCCTTACGAAGATCTTCCACCATTCCAAGTTGAGCCCGAAGTTTCAGCTTAGGGTCTTTGTCATTGAGTCCTTGACGGGACCAACCAGTGATCAAAGAGGCAGTGCAAGTAGTCGGTACAGAATTATGTTGGATCATATTACTTCCTTTCAAATATCAAGGTCTGCATCATCACCGGATTGTTCCGGAGAATAAGGTTTGATTAGTTTTCGGTAGATGTAGAGAGGAAATCTTTCTTGGCTGATAAGACAATGAGAACCTCCCCTCGATTCATCAATTGACACCCTCTCTGCTGACTCCAATGAAAAAGTTTCATTATCTGCGAAGCTGAAGATAGCATAAATTCGCTGATCATCACATTGACTAAGTGTCTTTTTAGTCACCTTTCCAAAATGTTTAAATCCGGGAGCATAACTTCTAGTAAACTCCCCTTCATGTGTCCAAAAGATAATATCTCCTGGAGCTATTTGGTTTTTAGAGAGGATACGTTCGTATTCACCATCATATATCATCATTAGCTCCACTAATTCCAATGACACTATATGTCATCATCTTGATCCCCGTTCTGATCAGGTGAATAATGAGTAGTAGCAATCTTCACAAGAGCCATAATACCAAAACGAGTATCATTGGGGTTTTTCTCTATGGATCTATCTATGGCTTCATGTAGTGCTATACCGTCATCCCAATCGATGAAATAACTATCACCATAAATTACTTCACGGACTGTACCCTTATGAATCCCTTTAATTTTAAGAAAAGGGTTAAAGAATTGTATTCGATCACCAACACTCAAACGTTGGCGAGATTGTTCATCCCAAGAAATCATAGGGACCCTCTATTTTTGTGTTGACAAAGAAAAGAAAATGTGCTACCCTTATACAAGTAGTATATATATATACTCTATTGGTATACACCATTGGGATATCTAAAAGAATTATATTAACTTATTGTTCCATTAGATATACCAATAGAATATATCCCCAAGTATATTTCAACTTGGGGATTATATATTTCCTGAAGAATTACCTCCGGAGCTTCATCTCTTTGTAATAGCAAATCTTGCCAAAGATGAAGGACAGAAGGAAGAAGATACCAGGAATTAGGGAAATGACCCCTAGGAACCTGATAACATTAAGTACTCCAAAATCCTGCACTGCAAAATAGAAAAGAAGCCCCAGGATAAGTGCAAAGAATGCACCTAGGAGAAGAATAAAGGTAATCGTGACACCTTCATTCCAATTGCATCGACGTAGAAACTCTTTCACTTTTCGAACTTCCAATCGTAGATCAAAGAATCACTTTTTTCGCTTAGAGTGATCCGAGCGGTGACTTCATAAACTTCAAAATCCTGAAGATCACCGAAACCTTGACTGAGGATGTGAGCAGAAATAGCCTTTTCAACCCCCTTTTGAGAGGGGAACAGACCATCGATACTTTCCTCATTAACAACCTGCTCAGTACCATCCAGTATCAAATACTTCTTTGTCATTCAAAGACCCTTCCTAATCATTGCAAAGAGTGACAGTGCCGATATAATCGGTAAATTCATCAGGTATAAAATTTCCTGATGTTCCGATACCCTCACCTTTTTTACTTTCACCATGGATGATTACACCATGGTAAAAGAGATTATCCTGGCGGGTTGCCAAGATGATTGTATGGGGGTGAATTTTCCGTGCCATCAACTTAGGGAATGGACGGTAACATCTGCAATTACGTTCGCCGAGTTCACTCTTCATTGTTACCTACTCCAATAGTGTTCATTACCATCAATGTGGCAATGTTCCATTCCTACAAAATTACGCCAGCAGTTCTTGCCACCGACGTACATGCCCACTTCTCGTCCCCCTCGTGTTACCACGTTCTCACGTGTGTACATGTGGGGAACACCTTCAAGACCATCCAAACGGGCTAGTGTACTTGCCGCCCGTTCATCCGTTAGGGGATCACCAATATCCCATACTTCACCACGCACAGCAGTGAGAGGGTTAGGATTAGCGACGGGGAAACCAGAATAATAAAGCTCGTAACCTTCGACAACATCTTCACCTACCAGTGTAGCTTGACCTGATGACAGGATACGATTGTTACCGTACCCCTGCTTCAACGTTCCGTATACAAAAACCTGCAATTAATTTACCTTTTCTCTTTTGATCGCCATACTAATCTTTTCAACTGGCTTGAATATAACTTCACAGAGGTAGAATTCTGGAGCAGACAAAGAAAACTCTTCAAACTCATCTTCAGCATTACTTCTAGACCAATGGATGCCAGAAATGTCGTTTACTTCTTCTACACCTTCAGACTTTGGGTTAGTTTCGACAAGACAATAAAATCTACCTTCTGCATCAATAGTAATAGTTTTCTTTTTCACAGCCGAAATTCCTGTGTGATGAGTGAAGCATGATGTTCGCGCATATCCTCAAGGATACGAGAACCCTCGGGTAGTTCCCAAATACGGTCTGCTTGCCTCATAACTGCCCGTACAGAGGGTTTCTCATCCCTGCCGAAGGTAGACTGCTCCTGAGCAAAGATGCGCTTGTATAGCCTTCCATGACGTTCTGTGTATTTCACCTCAACAACCCCTTTTTCTTGAGGGCTTTAATGATCGCTTTAGCCTCTTGTTCCACAGAAGTGCGATCCCATTCACTTAGCCCAGCATGTCGGATAATAGTATCCGTGATTAAATCTAATACCTCTTGTTGAGGTTTTTTCACTTGATAATCCTCGCGTCAGTCGGAATATCATCAGTAAAAGTGATTTCCAACTTTCCGACGATCTGACTCTTGTAATAACGGGCAGCAACCTCAGAATCTTTTATTATTCCCCACCCTTCTTTCCAAGATCTTCCTCCGATAATAGTAGCTACCTTCTTCTCGATGATAGGCTCATGATATTCATGCCAATTGACGCAACTTTTCATATCCCACAGAAGTTCTTGCCCGACACGAACAAAACTTGTTGGATCTGGCAGGACGGTGTAAGTAACCACCATCTTCTCATCGCCTACCCAGAGAACCTTTATAGTCCTCTTGGTTTCGTTATTTCTGTATTCCTTACCAACTTCAAATGTCACCTTCGTCATCCCCATTTGTTTCACAAATTCCAGTGTCTAGATGTCACTATCTAGATCACCCTCTTGTCCTGGCTCGTATGGTACGGAAGCCGTTGGATCTAGTTCATAATATCCACCCCAAGGAGGGGGTGCCCCCGGAATAGGGCAATGCGCATGTGGTACAGCAGTCAACGGGGTTGTTGCAGCACCAAGTTTATGGACTTCAAGTGCAGCACCCCACGACGTGACGGCAACACATTTGTACTTAGTACCAATTGTACTATGACCACGAAACCGATACCATCGTCCAACCTTAAACACTAAGAAGACCCTTCTTCATAGCCTTCAAAGTAGCTTCAGCAAGGTTCCCCAAATCTTCAGGGAAAGCACAGATCACTTTGCTCCCCTGTTTGATGACATGCTTCTTCACAAGAGTATTAAACTCAATTGTGTATTCGTCATTAGATGTCGTCATCTTGATCCCCATTCTGATCAGGTGAATAAGATTTCATCGGAAGGATTTGGTATATTCGGCCACCAGATTGCCTAAATGTTTTGTAAGAATACTTATATCCACCGGGTCTTGTAGTCTTACCAAGAGTGCGAGAATAGGTATCATACCACATATCCACGCAGAGCTGATCACCATTTTACCATAGATGGTGATAAAACCCCGGCCATTCGTTAAGATACCCCCAATATTCCCCATCATGAAGATCATGCAAGGACATTGCAACGAAGGGGAGATTGTGAACCTTTTCAAAGGTTATCATTCTACAACCCTCAAGATAGCTTTCATCTTCTGCTTAGCAGTTTCAAGCAACGGGAGTTTAGACCGATCATTTGCACGAAGCCAAGCAAGATGAGCCTTCACGTCACCTTCAGTGAGATAACCTGGAATGCGGCTGGACATGGGGGAGCCATCAGTGTCATGGTATGTGGCTACAGTAATTACCCCTTTATCCGTATTGTCATACGAAATGTTCAAATCAACCCCTTAAAAAGAAAATGTGGCTGATCTTACTGGATCGACTTAGCCTGAGTATCTCTCATCTCAGGTACCACTATTCCGCGAACCCGTTAGGGTTTGTTACATGATCCAGAAGCGGAGAATGTAACCCACCATCAGGATAAAGAGCGGCCCAATGAGAGCAACAAACAGTCGCTTCATGGAGTCATCCACCTGTTTCTGTCCTGCATTGACCTTGAAAAAGATGATAGCCTTGATGAGCATAACACCCATCAGTTGAGCGATGGTCAGCACAGGTAGACCCAATGGGACCATGAACCACACCCAGAGGATACTGGCCACCCATGCCTGATAAATCAGAGCAAGAATAACGAATGGTAGTACCAAGACACTACCGGCAGCCATAGCAAACATGGACAGGATGAAGTAAACGGCACCCATGTTATGCAGCCTCCGCATATTCAGCTTGGGCTTCAAGCTCTTCCTTGTGAAGCTGCGCCATCCGTTCAGTCACGAATTGATGACAGGAAGCTTCGTATGATGCCGCCTGAAGAACAAGCAGATCAGCCCCTACTTCTGCACGACCCTTGGCAACAGCCTTGGAGACTGTCTCTTCGAAGATCGTCAGGTTACAGACGAGATCACCCGGACGACCCTTGACCGGACGAACAACTGCGAGTTTGAAACCTTGAGTCTGTGTCATTGTGCTATTCCTTTGTTGCACTGGATGTAATTGACAAACAAAGGGTCCGTCCCCCGCCCGTTGATCCCCCGATCAACTACAATACCCGTAGGGTATAAGAGAACAGTCCCACTAGAAAAGATGAGTTATCCCCGATAAGGTATATCGGAGAATGGATTGTAGGTGTCCGGCATGATCGCTCTCACTTGAGAAGACCACCGATAGCCGTACATCTTTTTCGGAAAGATAGTCTTGAAGATCCGTTTAAATCTCTTCTTCATCACGGATCACCTTTGCATCAGTGAGAACACCATCAGTGACAGTGAACTCAACGATACCAACTGTACTGTTAGTGTGTCTGCCGTCAATTCTTCCGGTAGAGATTGAAGTCCCTCGAAGATATACTTTTCGTTGGTCCTTCACCACAACAGGTGGATGATATTCCTTCCAATTGTCCCCAGAGAATTTCTCGTGATGAATCTTCCCGTTCTTGTCTTTCCAGACAGCGATCATGCAATGGTATTCATTACCCACGAACGTATAGACACAATCGACGATTTGATCGTTAAGAGGGTGTTCGTATTGGCAATCAAAGATATACTGTTTTCCAACAGTAAATTCTGGACCCTTCACCATTGCATTGATCCTGGAGCTGTGTAGGCACCATCAGGGATAGAAGTCTTACCACCAGACATGGTAGCTTCACGATCACGACGACGAATGTCCAGAGTCTTGGAAGCCTTGGCAAGATGACCCTTACGAGAAGGATTACGGGCACCAGCAATTGGCCCATCATTATCCCTACGGCGATGCAGACGGGTATGTCGTCCCGTAGGGTGAATAGAGATCTGTTTGTCTTCCTGATAACCACCAGAAACAGTGGTTTGCGTCAGGCAATTCAGGTGTGGACCCTCCGGACCCACATAGTTTTCCTTGAAGATATTCTTAGTCATTCCAGTCTTCCCTCTTTCAGATGAAATTACCGCTTAGATGGTGCGAACAAATTCACAGCACCACCTATGGTTAGGAGTATTCCAATTATCCATAGCATCATGCTGATCAGCAAATTTGGAATAGCGTACCACATAGGGTGATATCTCCACCCATCATAGGTGTACATCAACCATCCCATACCATAGATGAGACTCAACCCCAGGATTATAAACCCTAGGCTAACAAACAATTTTTCCATTTCCGTTTCCTTACCCTGAAACTTCATAAACCATGTGGGTAGTATATTCATCCCTTCTAACAACCTTGAAGCCCCTCTTCTCGTAAAATTTCACGAGTCTATCGAGTGGCATCTTGTTCATACCGAACGGAGAGGCCGTCAGTTCCAGGTTTTTCCTAAGCTTACGAGCAAGACGCTTAGCCACAGTAAGTAGTTCAGTCCCCTTGCCTGAATTTCTGGCATGATGCTCAGTAATGAAAGAACTCAGATAAAGTGTCTTGCCAAAACTCAAATAGGCTGAAGTGACTTCATCAACGATGATATTACAACCCCAACGAGATCGCCGATCAATGCTATGTGCCATTTATTCAGTCCCCAAACAAAAACCCTCCAGCGGAATTACCAGAGGGTTCATATTAAGGGAGAGGACTAGAGGGGTTTCGAGGGCTGGCCCTCTAGTCGATTATCTCAGCCATTGTACTTACATAATTCCTCCTACCCCACATGGGATCGGCTGGTTGAACTAATTGGTGACGGGATCACGTTTGCCCATCGGTCCTGTAGCTATGGGTTGTATCTGTTTCATCAGATTACAACTAAGGGATTGCGACAGTGTTACACCATATAGGTGACTGTACCCTTATCCAAAATTTAATCTCTCTAAACTTTAGTGTGCCTAAACGGCTTCTAGGATCATAGCCCTAGTGCATCAAGTCACGGCGAATCTCTAGCCATGATAGTTCTCCTGATTAAATAACCACTATAGCCTGCGCTGGCATAACATTAAAGTCAGTGGTTAATGGTATTATCTGCGGTTTCGCAGAATCCTTTCAGCCTCAGCTTTTTTATTAGCTTCCGCTGCTGCTTCCTCCAATTCGGAGGGATCAACACCCGCCATAAGATACGTCCTTAAACGTTCTTCGATTAGCGAGTTTGCGTTTCGTGGGACGTCCCAATCTTCGTTGAAGAGTGCGATCCACAAACATCTCCTCATCGCGTCAATTTCACGAAGGGAGTATTTGCGTTCAACTAAAACAGTGGAAGACATTGGACGTTTACACCCCTGAAATCCTGGAGTTCTTCAATGAGAACGTCCGAAAGCTGTTCTTGTGCATTCACACAAGTATCCATCGTGACCTCATGTTTCACGACAGTTTCCCTGTAAGGATTACCTGCATATCCGCCCCCAAATTGGATCAGGATAATCATCAAAACCTTAGTCATTTCACCCTCCGTAAGCTAGGACACCCCAACTGATGATTGCGACAAGGCCGATAAAGAACCAGCCCAAACGGTAATAGAACTGTATCATGCCAGTCCTCCTATGATGATATTGGGTAGAACTAGGTCCGATATCCCCGTAAATGGTAATCATTTCAGGTTCAAAATAGTCTCGGGTAATCATATACATACCCAGAGGTACTTTGATGGTAGGATGTTCAATCCTTACACCCATTTCATCCTCCTATGAATATACATAGACAATCCCATTCCCAAACCCGAAAGGCGATAAGGGCAGGGAACTCCAGATTAGCCTCATGGTCCTAGGTTGCGGCGGAGGATACCATGATAGCACTTCTAGACTAGCACCGGGGGGAAGCTAGGGGATTGCCTGTATATACTCATTAAGGGTGTGGCTGCTGCTGACCCGAAAAAGGGGCACACATTTAACCCTACTGTTTCGTCCAGTGCAGGACGAGGGACGGGAAAACACTGGATCGCAAGGGCACCACGTACCACATAAGCATAAACCCCCAGCCAATTAAGGCCAGGGGTACCAGTTGTTTCAACCGCCATTGAAAGTGTCAGTCTGCTGATGACAGGAAGCAATGATAACTAGTATCGCTTCTTGCTACTTACATTCCTGGACTGACCTTGACCTAGAGAGCCAAGGAAAAAGAAGATTGCGAGTATCCAGAGAGGTGGGAAAAAGAACCCACCAATGAGGAAGATAAAGAAGAGAAGACCCATGATGTTACCTCTTTGCCATTGGACTATCAGCCATCATATAGCTGATGCCGTTTCGGGTTAATAGTCGCAGTTCTTGCCGTCCAACTCTCATGCTGAAACGGTCTTTCCCCGTCAATACGATTGCCCCACCCAAGAGATTAACCACACGTCGAAACTCCGACATGTTCACTAGAACATTCAATTCCATCTTCATATCCCATCAGTTCTGGTTTCGTTGTCAGCCCTATTTCACCTTCCTTTAGTGTAACCCTCACATCACACCAATAGCCCCACCCTAGAATACACTAAGGTGAGGCTAGAATTGTGATATTGCTCATGGGGAAACCGTTATTAGTCCCTACGGTAAACAAGAGGCGGGTCGCTTTCGTGTGCCCTCTACGTATCAAGGGGATATGTTGTCCCTTGAATTCAGTTCAAGTGTTTGCTTGCAAGCTCTAATACAGGAAGCACAAGCGGACGTGTGAACCAAACAGCAAGCAAAGCTACCATTGGCCACACAACGAGATTGATGACGATTTGAATTTCTTCACGCATCGAGACGCACCTGATCTGGCCCTACAAGAATAACGTTGGCCACTGGTATAACCGATATGGGCACAATCTCGCCATTGTCGAAGCAGATATCGGCCCATGCTACAGCGGCTTCCCATGCCTCTTTACGGGTTGGGAATACCTGTTTTGAGGTCACAATTCGACCTAGGCTTTTAGTGGTGAACGTCCACATTGCTAGACCCCTACTTAACTACACGAAGGTAGATGTTAGAGGGGATGAAGTGATCGAAGTAGACCGTCAAGGCTTCCCAACAGTCATCCAATGACGGACCAATGAAGGATACAACGTCAATTGGATAATTGAGGCGTTGTTC